CTATAGTTATTGTTGGAACATTTATTAATGATAAGAATTTTACAGAACAAGAAAGTAGCGAGGTGACACTGTCAGGACCCTGGACATATTATAAAGATAGTAACCAATTTATCCGGGGTAAACACTTTTTAGATCTAGTGATGCGTGGCAATGGCTTTGTATTGGATAGCAGTTTTGAATTGCGTACTCATATCAATAAACAGTATAGTAAGTTTACACTACAATATACAAGAAAATAATCCGCAGGCAATTAAATAATAGGGCAAGACTATTAGTAAACCTGCCCTAGTAACTATAAATAGGTGTAATATGTTAACAATTACTCAAGAAGCAAAAGAATATTTAGACAAAGTACGCAATGACGACTACGTTACACTGGGCGTAAAGGGTGGTGGCTGTTCCGGCTTCACTTATGTGTGGGACTTTAAAAATAACTGGCCCGATGTAGACTGGAGCGAGCCCTACGAGGATGCGCTTGTGCTAGACCCAATGGCAGAAATGTTTGTAGCAGGATGTACTATTGATTACAAAAATGAACTAGGTGGTAGTTACTTAACAGTAATTAATCCAAACGCAACAGCCAGTTGCGGATGTGGAGAAAGTTTTGCAGTGTAATGGAAATTCTTTGGGCCATATATCTAACTGTATGCTGGGGTAGCGATTGCAGAATGCAAGAAGTGCAACGCTTTGAACATGGTCCAATGGGCAATCCACAAGAACAGTGTGAGATTATGCTTCCACAGTATATACAAATACCTCAGGATGGTACACCAGACACGGTTGAATGGCAGTGCCGTCCGCTTGGTTCTACTAGCACCTAAATTCTTCTGCTACTACTAGCATCCCACTTATTATATTGTCTTAGTATTGCACTTTGTTTTTGTGCAAATTTATAGTGATTACAATTACTACAACAATGACTACCGTGCGGCTTGCGTAACTCAGTACTAGTTTTCATAAAAACGTTTTCACATTCATCACAGCGCAACTCATATACCTTGTGTCGTCTTACAAGTTTATGTTTTTTGCCGTTTCTGTTTCTTGAATATTCTGCATATTCATAATGATGACCAATTACCATAGAAATATTTAGCATGCGGCTAGGTAAACTATTAAATAAATACATAATAGAATTAGGAGTCCACACAAATGGCAAAACAAACAATTAATTTAGGCAGTAGCGCCAATGATGGAACAGGTGATCCATTACGCACAGCCTTTGATAAAGTTAATGATAACTTTGATGAACTGTACCTTTATAGTACGGTTACAAGCACAAACAACATTACCATTACAGGCAACACAATTGCAAGTGATAATACCAACGGAGATGTAATTATAGATCCAAATGGTACGGGTCGTTTGGTAATGGCAACTGGTAGTGAAATACGTTTTACAGATCACACTGACAATGCTATTGCATTTGTAGATGCAGATGGCGACCTAACACTTAGTGGTAACTTAACATATGATGGTAGTTCAGCACTAGCAGTGACAGGATCTGTTGCAGCAACAACTACAATTACAGCAACAGGTGACGTTACTGGTTCAACTTTACTTGCTACTGGCGATACTGCAGCAGGCGACGATGCAGCAATTGGTTACACTGCAGCAGAAGGTCTTATCCTTACTGGACAAGGTTCGACCAATGACGTTACAATTAAGAATGATGCTGATGCAGATGTTCTAGAGATTCCAACAGGAACAACAACAGTAACAACTACTGGTCGTTTACAACCAACTACATTTAGCACTGGCGTTGTTGTACTCACAGCAACAGGTGCAATTACTGCTGCAGCACATGCTGGTAAAACACTAAGCATGGCAGAGGTTGGTGGCAACGCACTGTGTACATTTACACTTCCTGCTGCAACTGGAACTGGTGACGTATATCGGTTTGTTGTTGGTGTTGTTAACACAAGTAACTATGTTATCAAAGTCCCTGATGCAGCTCATACAATTAAAGGTCAAGTGCTTGTACAAGATGACAGCACAGAAGGTGGTGCAGCAGGTGTAATTGGCTGGAAAGCAGATGGCACAGATGATACAATAACAATTAATGGTACAACAACTGGCGGGGTGTCAATAGGTGATTATGTAGAAATTACTGATCTTATTGCAAACCAATATGTTGTTAGTGGCATGTTACAAGCAAGTGGTACAGAAGCAAGCCCATTCAGTGCAACAGTTAGTTAAGGAGTAGTTAATGTCTAAACAGATTATTAATGTAGGCACTAACCAAGATGACGGCACCGGAGATAATCTCCGTGCTGCATTTGTAAAAGTTAACGACAACTTCACTGAAGTTTACAATGAATTAGGTGGAACTGCTCTTAGCAATGTTCGCTTTAGTGGTAACACAATTACAACTGACGATACCAATGGACATCTAATTCTTAATCCAAATGGCACAGGCGAACTACAACTAGAGGCACCTACAACAGTCGCAGGTAATTTAGAATCATCAGGTAATATCACTGGCACAGGTTTACAAGTAAATGGCGACGCAGATATCACAGGTACACTTACTGCAGCAACATTTACTCCCAGTGCTTTTACAACTACTGACTTTGTGGTAACAGGAAATACTACTCTTGGTAATGCAACTAGTGATACAATAACTACTACTGCACGTTTTGCTAGTGATCTTGTGCCTAGCACAAACAATGCAAGAGATATAGGAAGCAGTAGTCTGCGTTGGAAAGATATTTACAGCGCAACAATAGATACAACTGGTAACGCAACAGTAGGCGGCAATTTAGACGTAACTGGTAATGTAACCATAGGCGGTAATATTACTATTGGTGATGCAGATACAGATAATATTAGTGTAAATGCAGAACTTGACGGTCATCTTGTTCCTAACACCGACGGCACATATAATATTGGTAGTAGCACTAAAAAATATTTGAATGTATTTGCTGACGTACTGCATGGTGATCAAGCACAAATAGGTAATGTGCTTATTGAAAGTAGTACTATTACAACAGAAATAAGTAACCAAAACCTTGTCCTTAAACCACAGGGAACAGGAATTGTAGACGTGGACGGACAGTTCCGTGTTACAGGCACATTCCAAGTTAATGGTACGCAAACCATTGACATGGGCAGTAATAAAATTACCAGTGTAGCAACACCGGCTGCAGCAACAGACGCTGCAAACAAGTCTTATGTTGACGGTAACAGTATTAATAATGTAGTCGAGGATACATCACCACAACTGGGAGGTAACCTTGATCTAAACGGGTTCGATATTACTAGTGCAAGAACAAATGAAAATATAGTAATAGATCCTAGCGGCACTGGCATAGTTGAAATCCGCAGTGGAATAACAACTAGCGGTGCTAACACAAGCACGGGTAAAGACGTGTTTAATGCTGGACTCAGTGTAAAGAACGGTGCAACTAGTGCAGGCTTTGTTGAATTTTTTGAAGACAGTGATAACGGTACTAACAAAGCAACGCTTATAGGTCCTGCAAGCACTGGTGATGTTACAATCACATTGCCAGCAGCAACGGATCAACTAGTAGGGCGTGAAACTACAGATATTCTTACAAATAAAACACTAACCACTCCCACACTTACAACACCAACTGCAAATAATGGAATATTACTTAAAAATGGTGCAACAAGTGCTGGTTTTGTTAAGTTTTTTGAAGATAGTGATAATGGAACAAATGGTGTTACACTTATTGGTCCTGCAAGCACCGCTGACGTAACTATAACACTTCCGTCAACTGCTGGTACTCTTGCACTGACTAGTGCTGTTCAAGGTGCTATAGCAACTGCTGGTAATACTGGTTCAGGAAGTATTGGTGTAGGTGATACACTACAGGCACTGGGTACAACAAATGAAATAAATGTAAATGCCGCAGGTAGTGCATTATCTTTCAGTCTAGCAGATGACATCACAGGCATTGAAAGTATCAGCACAACTGGTTTAAAAATTGTAGATAATAATATACAAGGCACACAAAGTAATGCCAATATTGTCCTTGTCCCTAACGGCACTGGTGCAGTTGAGATCCGTAGTAATTTAACAGTTTCAGGAACTATCACTGCATCTTCCGAAACTACATTCAATGCAGATGTTAAATTTAACACAGGTGTAGAAGAAAAGTTCGCCACTGTGACAGGTGCTTCTGGCGTCACTGCACTGGATTGTGCCAACGGACATGTATTCTACAAAACAGGTTGTACAGGTGATATCACAGCAAACTTTACAAACCTAGGACTGACTGCAGAATATGCCACCAACTTGACAGTAATTATCAATCAAGGTGGTACACCTTATGAAGTCACTGCAGTACAGATAGGTGGAGCGTCACAGACACTAAACTGGCAAGGCGGCAGTGCTCCTACAGGAAATGCAAACGGCATTGATGCTTTTTCATTTACAATACTAAATGATGGTGGTACTTTTGTTGTGCTTGGACAGATGGTAGACTTTACATAATGCCAATACTTGCATCAGTAAACGGAAGTTTTTTTGCAGGACGTAGATCAACTGCATACAGCGGGTCTTGGAATCCTGCTTCAGACATAACTACTGCAATTTGGTTTGATGCTTCAGATACTAGCAGTTATTCACTTAGTGGATCAAATGTAACAGCAGTAACAGACAAAGCAGGCAATGCCACTGTTACAGTAAATGGCACTCCTAATGTCAGCAACACATTGAATAGTTATAAGGTTTTTGCATTCTCAGGTAGTAGCGAAGATTTTACCACTGATGAGGTTGCACAAGCCAGCAGTGGCAATCACTGGGCAATAGGAGTTATGCAATGGAACACTCGCAACGACTCACAGGATAGTTTCTGGAGTACTGAAAATAACAGCGGGTCAATAACAAACAAAAGAGACTATGCTATCAGTGCTGGTGCCAGTAACTTTGATGGTGAGTTAGATTTGGATGGACTGATTACAGGTAGAATCTCGTCAACTATAGGAAACAAACAGGATTTCGATTCAGGTGTAGCACAAAACACTTGGGTAATCATGGTTGTTATATTCAACAAAACAGGCAACCAAATCGCACTTAGAGTGGACGGAGATGATGCGTTTACACCTGTGAATGACTATGACAACTCACTAGACACCAATTTGGATCTACGCATAATGCGTAACAGAGCAAACGAACGTATGTCAGGTAGAATGGCAGAATTTTTCTCAGTAGCAAGTATTCCTGGCACAGGCAGCACAGACATCTCAACTGTCATAAAAGCAGAAGGTTACCTTGCTCACAAATGGGGTTTAGAAGGCAATTTACCATCTGATCACACATATAAATCGTCAGCACCCTAGGATAAATACTAGATAATGAGGAGTATATAGTATGGCGGCTCCAGTATGGGTTACACCACCTGGTGATTTGGGCACTGTAGTTGAAGGTGAATTTTATCAAGTACAATTAGATGCAACTAATAGCACTAGATTTCAATATTTAAGTGGTGTGCTTCCTGTTGGAATTCGTGTCACAGAAAATGGCATACTTGAAGGCAATCCAAAAAACTATGATTACATTCAGGGTGTGCCCAAAGAAATTGCACAGGATGTTACTAGTAAATTTATTGTTAGGGCAGTTAGCGCAGATGGCTCAGTAGCAGATCGTGTATTTGAAATGACTGTGACAGGTCAGGATGCGCCCAGTATTGATAGCACTCCACTGCCTGATTTAGGCACATACTTCGATGGAGATTATGTTGAAGCACAACTAACACTAACAGATCCAGATCCAGGCGACACACACACTTGGAGTTATCAGAGCGGTGATATTCCTGATGGTGTTACAGTAAGTTCAACAGGACGTATTAGTGGATACATAGAACCTTTTCTGGATAATGATGGTAACCCTGGATTTGATGTAGTAAATTTTGATATGGTGCCCTGGGACTTCCGTACTAGAAGTTTAGACAAGACCTATGAATGGGTTGTGCAAGTCACAGACAGCAAACAAATTGATGTAAAAACTTATAGCCTATTTGGCGTTAGTAGAAATAGTGTTACTGCTGACAGTGATGCTGCAACTGCAGACTTAGACAAATCTACACTAACACCAGAGCAACTTCTCGCACTAGAAGGTAGTGCAACTCTTACACCCGGTCTATATGAATTACTAGATGCAAGTCAAACTAGTTTGCGTGTACCAGCATTGCTTACTCCTAGCAGTGGGTTAGGTAGAATAAAACACAACAACAATTATAATTTTCAGTTTACAAGTAAAGACTTTGACGGAGATCCAGTTGAGTATATATTAGGCAGTGGCACACTTCCAACAGGACTTAGTCTTGATCCAACAAGTGGTTGGCTTTCAGGCACACTCCCTAGTTTTAGTGCAACAGAAACAACGTTTACTTTTACAATACAAGTTCGCAAGAAAAATAGCCCAGAATTTATTAGCGCAGGTACCTCATTTAGTATTATAGTTGAAGGTGATGTAGATAGCACTGTTACATGGCCCAGTGATCAACTTAGTATTCGTACAGGCGAACAGAGCCAATTGGATGTAATTGCAACAATTAGTGACGGCAGACCAGTACAGTATGAACTAAAAAGCGGATTGCAAGCAATTGTAGCAGGGAACTTTGTAGTTGGGCAGACTTACACAATTGTATCTGCAGGTACAACTGATTTTATTAGCATAGGTAGTGCAAATAATACAGTTGGAACTATTTTTACGGCAACAGATATAGGATCTGGCACAGGCACTGCAAGTTTGGGAACAAACAAACTGCCACAAGGGTTACGTTTAAATGAAGATGGTTTAATTGTAGGCAGAGTTAGTTTTGAAAACATGATGTTTGATACAGGAGGTGTTACGTTTGATAAAGAGGATCTTTACACCAACGAAACTACATTTGAAAGTGTGTATACATTTGTAGCAAGAGTGTTTAGTAGTGACGGCGTTGTTGATACATACAAAAAGTTTACAATTACAATTAATCCAGACACTAAGAAACCATACGAAAACTTATATGCTCGTAGTTTAAGCAGTGTTGCACAAAGAAATATATATAACGCACTTATACAGAACAATGATGACATTCCACAGGAAGACGTCTATCGTGCAAGTGATTATGCATTTGGTATCCAGCGGGATATACGCACACTAATTAGTGCAGGACTAAATCCAAAAGTTGAAACTGATTATGTAGAAGCAATGGCGCAAAACTTCTACAATAACACACTACGTTTTGGTGAGTTTAAAACAGCGAGAGCATTGAACACAGATGGTACAGTTAAGTATGAAGTTGTGTATATAGAACTTATTGATAACAAAATGGGCATTGATCCAACTAGTTTATTATCAAGCAAGCCTGCAATGAAAATAGATGTACGCAGTAATGAAGATACCTGGACTAATCCAATACCTGTTTCAGATACTAATCCAGACGTAAGTCATGGTCATTATCTAGCATCACAAGCAAATGATTACAATGTCTATCCTAACAGTATAGAAAATATGCGTAGTAGACTTACAAGTCAAATAGGATATCAAGTATTGGAACGTGAAGTGTTACCAGACTGGATGCAGGACAAACAAGAAGACAATAGCGTACTAGGTTGGACGCTTGCTGTTCCTGTAGTTTATTGTAAACCAGGCACAAGTGCAAAGATTACATACAGGTTAAATCAACGTGTTATCAGTGATGGTTATGATATTAAAACTATTAGTTTTGAAATAGATAGACTTATTTTAGATAATAACCTTAGCAAGTACTATAGTCCAACAGGCGGGAGTTATGTTGTAACAAAAGAAACAACATTTGATGTCACTGCTACAACAACAACATTTGATGGTGATGGTACCCGTTTCATGGCATTCATTGATACATACGCAGACAAGGATGAAGGTGACATTTATCTCAAGTTCCCACAGGTAGGAGTTTTTGATAGACTGCCTTACACGGAAAGATAAATAACATACAGTTTCCATAACCGGAGTTAAACATGGCAAGTAGCATAGTAACAACAAATATTGATACCGCGTATCCAGTGGCAGGTCAGGATAATGACAGCCAAGGGTTTCGTGATAACTTTACAAATTTAAAAGCAGCATTGGATGTTGCAAAAACAGAGATCACTGATTTAGAAGCGAAAGCAGTTCTAAAGAGTGCGCTCTCAGGCGACAGTTTAAGCAACGATGGCGCCGGAGCGGTAATTGAAGACTTTGAAATGAAGGATATGAGTGAAACTCGTATTGCAAAAGGCACTACCAGTGGATCACAGACCTTTGACTACTCTCAAGGTCCATATCAAACACTAACAACAAGTGGCAGTGTTACATTTGCATTTTCAAACTTTCCAGCAAGTGGAAAAGTAGGAACACTTCGTGTTGAAGTTAATGTTGCAAGTGTTGCGCACACGATTACACTACCAAGTGCAGTGGACATTGGACAAGATCAACTTATAGGCAGTAATGGTGCCCGTGTTATTACCCCAGATAGAACAGGGGTACACATCTTTGAATTTGTAACAGATGATGCAGGGACAAGTATTGCTGTAATTGATTGTTTGCGCAACAACAGAGCAATTGAAGTTCGCACTGCAGTAGCGGCTGGACAAGCAGGTGACAAAGCAGGCGACATTGCCGCTGACGCAACAAACTTATATGTTTGCACTGGCACATATGATGGCTCAACAATAATCTGGAAAAAACTAGTTCTACAAGCAATTTAATAGTTGACTTAACCTCTATAACATGTATAATATATAGATATTAAACAGAGGTATCTATGAACAAAATTGACTTAAACAAATATCAAGACTTCGTACAAGAAGTAACTTCACAAGAATCTAATGATAGTGGCGAAATGTCTATGGCTATTAGCAGACTAGAAGAAACTGGCGTAAATGTAAGTTTGCTTCTAACAGGTGCTGTTGGTATTAGTGCCGAAGGCGGTGAGTTCATGGAAATTGTAAAGAAGTGCATTTTTCAAGGTAAACCACTTAGTGAAGAAACACAGTTTCATGCAAAAAGAGAACTGGGCGATATTATGTGGTACTGGATTAACAGTTGCCGCGCCCTTAACTTAGACCCTAACGAAGTAATTGCAGAGAATGTCCGCAAACTAGAGAAGCGTTATCCAGGCGGTAGTTTTGATGCATACTACAGCGAGAACAGGCAAGACGGTGACCTCTAAAGATCATATAGTTTGTGCAACGTTTGCTGTACTTTTAACGTTTAGTCTTAAACTAATGCTGATTCCTAGCATGATATGGAGTGCGCTAGGTGCTTGGCTAATATGGCGCAATTGGACAACATTCAATACATACTGTGAACAGCGAAGGGACGGACTAAGATGAACCATCCACTAACACCTGATTTATCACAACTAAGTGACAGTGATTTGATGAAAAAACAAACTGAATTGCAAAAGCGTATGATATTTGGTCATCAAACTGGCAATTCAAATATGATTTCTCAAATAGAACTTATGCTCAATGATTATAGAGCAGAATCACAACGCAGAGACCACAAACGCTATCAAGAAGAAAACGACAATGCCGAAAGCAAAGGCAAAAACTGGGACGATTTAATCGACATTTAAATGATAGAACTTAAAGAAACATTTTGTACTACAATGGTAATCGAAGATGTTATTATTCCTAACACTTGGAATTTGCATGTACAACTGATTCCAAACACTGCTAAAAATAAACTTTACAATAAAGCAATGGAACGTGTACAATACTACATACAAGAGATTCTTGATAATAGTATATTTTTAGGGTGTCATAACCTTAAACTGTTAAGTGAGATTCCTTTTAAAGCACAGGTGCATGTATTCCCTGATGACCCATGGGATCATTTAATTGCAATGTGTTTGTATACTAAGATCAACAGTATATGTGAAGAAGTATTCTATGTGGACAGTATTAGTATTAGTAGTCATCAGGCAAGAAGTGTAAGTCATAACTTTAGTGAAGCAGATGGCGGTAATGAAAACTTGCTAGAACTATTTGATGATGAACCTGATTTAGAACAGTATGTTAAGTATTGGTACAAGCCAACACCGCAATTGTTTTTACTACATGAAGGACTTAAACTTGTAGATCATCCTTGGGAAGAAGTTGACTTACAGTATGATGATAAGCCAAAAGAAGCAGATGTAATTAGTTTGAAAGATTTTAAAAAGCCACCAAAGAGTGATAATGACGATATTGCTTGACAACTATAGTAGACAGGTATTAAACGAAGATCAAGCGTGTAATATGCTGTATGCTAATCCTGCACTGGATGTTAGTAACCTATGTTTAGAAGATGTAAGCAAGTTCAATGGTGCAAGTAAAAAACTACATTTAAACACATTTGTAACACAATTAGATGAACTTGACATAGATGTAGAACAATACCATGCTGATAATAGACATAACTGGAGCATGCCAGACAAATACAAGCAATTAGATATTGCAGAATATTTGCTTAATCTGTGTAATACAGATGCACAACTGCAGCGTGTAGGTACAGAGTTATTGTTGTATCAGGAACGTGGGATGTTTGATTTGCTGTGCTTTCTTGTGTATCTAGTAGATACAATGCGTGATAAAGATGTTGTATGGGGCGTAGGTAGAGGATCAAGTGTAGCAAGTTATGTACTATATTTGATAGGCATACACAAAATTGACAGTCTTTACTATGATTTAGATATTGCAGAATTTTTAAGATAAGTATATAATATACGCATATATTAGGATTAAAAATGGAAACAGTAGTAATAGAAAACGCATGTAGCCTAAACTACTTGGCTACAATGAAGGTATACGCAGAAGATAGTCCGCATTGGGACTGGCGCTGGCCCATGAACGTAAAAGAAATAGAAAACCGTTTTGCAAAACTACGTTTGATAAACAAAGAACCAGTTGTAGAAACTGGCGTACTAGCAGGTATGGCACTAGGATTGTTTGTACAAATGGATGAAGCAGTACAAGCAACGCATCCTGGATTGTTTGATGAATGGGAAGTAGTTAGTTGTCAAATTAGTATTAAGGATCGCACACGCAGGGATAATTTTCATACTGACTATGATGAAGATGATAATATTAAAATATTAGGTATACTGGATGCATTTTGGGATCCTGAAACTATGGGTGGTGATTTTAGTCACGACAACAAGCAGTACAAAATGACACCAGGAAACTTTATTGTATTTGATCCGCGCATTATTCATGCCTCAAAGGATATTACAACAGACAAAAAACGTTTTGCAATTGATTATGCACTAAGGAGAATCTAATGGCACCTAAAAAGGGCAAGACTTATAGAACAGCAAATGGAAAAAATATAGACTTTGGAGCAATGATACTTGCTAATGAAACTGCACCTGCACTTGGTAACATGAATGTTAATGCCCGTGGTGACCAGATTGACGCAGCAGGAAACATTACAAAAAGTCGCGAAGAAATTATGCGTGAATATCACAAACTAAACACAATGATTCCTGAGGACGGAACAATCCGTGAGAGCAGTGCAGTAGAAGCAGACGATGATGATTGGAAAGACTGGGAAGCACCTCAACAAGCAGTTGAAGAAACTGTGGAAGTAGAACCCACAAGTGCAACAGGCGGTTTAGCAGCCGCTATAGCAGCAACTAAGGAGTAAGTATGACAAAAGTAAATGGAAATTTTAAACCCTTGCGCAATGGTATTGCTGTGGCAGAAATGGACTTTGGTGAAACACGCACAGAAAGTGGATTAATTATTGCAAGTGATAATGGCAAGGTCAGTGGAATACATCCTCGCTGGGCTGAAGTTACACACGTTGGACCAGAGCAAGAAGATGTAACAGTAGGACAATGGATATTAGTTTCACATGGTCGTTGGAGTCGCGGATTCGAACTAAATGGGGTTACTACCCGTACAGTGGATCCCAAAGATGTTCTGGTTGTACAAGACGAAGCACCTAGCAACACAGTAATGATGCCAACAGCAGGACATCAGACCAGGGCATATGAAGGCAACGTAAGTGTAGGCAAACTGGAGGTATAAATGTCTTTTGAAGATCATACCCAAAGTGATACAGAAGTATACAGAAAACAAATGTTAGCAACACAAGCAGAGAATGAGTTGTTAAGACACAATATAAAGGAACTGCAAGAACAGGTTTATACATTGTATAAACGTATTGCAAATTTAGTTGATGGTGATATGGAACGGAAAACATCTGATAGGGACTAGTCCCAAATGTGCTAGACGCAGCATTATTGCATGGGGCGAACAAAACGGCTTTGTACAACTTGGTGATGCAGATGTAAAAAAGATTGAAGAAGCAACAGCAATTTATCTTGTTAGGAATCCTAACGGTAGGTTGCCAAAACAGATTCAAACTGTGATCAAGCGTTATGCAAGTGCGCAGGGCAAAGAGCCTATGGCACAATGGTCAGACACAGAAGAACTATTGCGTGAAACACTTGAGGATGATCCCAAGGATTGGTATAATATTGATCCAGTACACTTACAGAAGCAAACTGCAGCAAGTGAACGATATAAAAAGATAGATTGGCAGTTTGTAAGTTTAGATAACTTTAGCACTTGGGCAACTGACAATGGCTATGAGTCTTTTGAATTATATCCAGAGAACGCAGACCCTGCACTTATTGCACTTATAAACTTCTTTATCGAAGAATGTGAAGTAGAAAACCTTTATAAAGAGGATTTTGAATTATATGAAACTATCAGTAACTAGTGATAATCCATTACAAAACTTTTACCTAAAAGACCTTAGTAACACTACTTTTCAAATTTCATTAGACACAGAACAAAATATTCCACGTGGTTGGTATGAACTATGTGTAGAATATGTTGACACTAAAATAGAAATTTCAGACATACAAATAAACGGAGACAGTATAAAACACATGATTTATACTGGGTATTGCACTGACGGTAATGGAACAGTGCATCAGCCTGCTACTGCAGTATGGGACACGGGATGTGTTTTTACCATATGGATACACACTGAGATTGGTGAAATGTACTCGCGTATATATGAAGCAATACGCAATGGTGATTATGGACAAAATTTATTTGAAAATTATACACTTACTGTAGATAGACCTTTGATCACAACGGGTAACTGGCCCGAACGCATACGCAGTTTTTATGCAACTGCACATGGACCACAGTGGTGGTACAAAGAAGATATGGTGCCCTGGCGTTATTGTAATTTACCAGAGTATGATACAGACGAGCTCTTGTCAGAACTACAGCCCATGATGAAATACACAGAAGAAAGATATAATCGTGGATATTGTATTAGTCAAATTAAAGAATATGCAAGTGACTTGCCCTTTATTGAACTAGATGATATTAGTAGTCCACTTGTACGAGACTTTGTAACTAGTGTTGGATATACAAGAATACTTGACATTAGTATACAAACACTTAGTCCAGGCACCTACATTGATATACACAGAGATGACCATTATAAAAGGGCAGCATATCCTTATATGCGGGGATGCAAAAAACTGTATTGGGCATGCAAAGCACATGAAGGTGTGTATTTCAAACAGGGCAGAGGCGGAATACTTCCGTTAGATAAACCATTATTATTAGATACAATTGAACATCCTCATGCAGTTATACATGAAGGCGACAAAGTTAGAACGAGTATATTGGTTTATGGCGAACTCAATTAAACATTACATAGCATGGTATAAACAACTAAGAAAGCAATATGGAATATTGACAGCATTGGGTTGTTTCATATATAATGGTAAACACTATAACTTAGACGGTTCATACAAGGAGACTTTGAAATGATTGGGAACAGAACACTAGCAGTACCCGGACCTACGAACGTGCCTAACAGAATATCACAAAGTATGTATATTCCTACAGAGGATCACAGAGCACCTGACTTGCCTAGTTTTGTAACCCCCCTCATGGAAGATCTAAAAAAAGTATTTAAAACTGAAACAGGCAGTGTAGTTGTATTTCCAGGCACTGGCACAGGAGGCTGGCAAGCAGGTTTAGAAAATTTGCTATTTGAAGGTGATCGTGTGCTTGTTAGCCAGTTTGGGCAGTTTAGCAAACTATGGGTACAAATGTGCCAGGACATGAAGTTTGCAGTGCATGATATAAGTGTTGAATGGGGAGAAGCAACACCACTTGATAGTTATCGTGAAGTTTTAGAAAGTGACACAAGTAAAATGATCAAAGCGGTGATGGTGTGTCAAAATGAAACTGCAACTGGTGTCACTAGTAATGTTGGCGCAGTGCGCGAACTGCTAGACGAACTGGATCATCCTGCACTGCTTATGGTGGATGGCATCAGTAGCATTGGCTGTATTGAATACAGACACGATGAATGGCGTGTTGATGTTGCAATTGCAGGATCACAAAAAGGTTTCATGATGCCCACTGGACTAGTTGTTGTAGCACTTAGTGAGCGTGTGATAAACATCATCAAGGGCGGCAAGTGGAAAAGCAAAATAAAGTATTATGATTTTGGCACTATGCTTAGTAGTAACGAAACTGGCTATTTTCCTTATACACCTGCAATGACTCTGATGCGCGGATTGCGTACTGGCACTGACATACTGTTGGAAGAAGGCATGGAAAATGTGTGGGCAAGGCACAATAGATTAGCCAGCGGTGTAAGAGCTGCTGTGGATGCTTGGGGACTTACTATTGCCGCAAAAGATCCTAGCACAGCAAGTGATACAGTAACTAGTATTGTTGTAGATAGACAAACAGATGCAAATGATGTTATACTACATGCATACAATGAATATGGCATTAGTTTAGGAGCAGGACTTGGACCGCTTAATGGAAATGTATTCCGAATTGGACATCTTGGATGGCTTAATGAAACAATGGTGTTGGGTGTTCTCGGTGGTGTTGAGCTTGCAATGCGTGATCTAAATGTTCAGTTTAAACCAGGCAGTGGCGTGGGTGCTGCTATTAGTGCGTATTCAAGTGCAAAAGATAATGTTCACAAATTATATTAAGGTAAACTATGAAAGAACTATGGACTGAGAAGTATCGCCCTAGCACACTAGACGACTATGTGTTCCGCGATGATGCACAACGTAAACAAGTACAGGGCTGGGTAGATAGTAAAACTATTCCACACTTGTTGTTCAGTGGTGCTCCAGGCACAGGCAAAACAACTCTTGCAAAAGTGCTTATCAATATGCTGGATATTGATGAGTATGATGTACTAGAGATCAACGCTAGTCGTGAGAACAGTGTTGAAAATGTGCGTGACAAGATTACTAACTTTGTGCAAACTATGCCTTTTGGTGAGTTTAAGGTTGTACTACTTGACGAGGCTGATTATATTAGTCCAAATGGTCAGGCGGCACTACGCGGTGTTATGGAAACCTATGCAAGCAGTAGCCGTTTTATTCTAACTTGTAACTATCCAAACAAAGTTATTCCTGCACTGCACAGTAGATGTCAGGGCTTTCATATTGAAAAAATTGATCACACAGAGTTCACTGCCCGCATTGCAACAGTGTGTGTTGAAGAAGGTGTAGAGATTGATATTGATACACTGGACAGTTATGTAAAAGCAACATATCCTGACTTGCGTAAATGTTTGAACTTATGTCAGATGAACACCATTGACGGCAAACTTGTAAAGCCCAATGAAGGTGACAGTGCGACAGCAGACTATAAACTAGCAGTAGTAGACTTGTTTAAACAAGGCAAGATACTTGAGGCTCGTAAGATGCTGTGCAGTCAAGTGCGTCCTGAGGAAATGGATGAATTGTTCCGTTGGATGTATGATAACTTGGAACTGTGGGGAACTACAGATGAGCAAAAGGATGCTGCTATCCTCATCATTGCAAAAGGATTGCGTAACATTCCAATGGTAGCAGACCAAGAAATTAACTTGGCAGCAACACTAGTAGAACTTACTAGCCTCTCTGCTTAGTCATAAAACGTGCCATAATACTACGACGCACATCACAGTCTACTGGATCGCAACTATGCCAACTACCTGCATCAACACGCATTAGCCAACCACTGTTTTGTTTGAATGGAAAACGCTTTAGTTGTTCGCCCTCGGAGTTATTCATGCTAGTACCCCAACCTTCGCCCCCACTGCAATAAACGTATGTTTGCCATGCAAGATCAATAGTGTGGTGGTCAACATGATTGCCCACAGCGTACCCATGATAATCCTCCCAAATACTTGCAGTTACATAATCAGGTGTTGTTTCTATACCTTCTAGTCTGTATGCTGCACTAATAATGTTTGGATTATCAATCATATTGTCATAATATTGTTTCCAAAACTGGTATCCGTCTGGTCTATTAGGTTGATATATTTTGCGATTTGGGCTTTGATCTGGTGCATTTTTACTAAAAGCCCACTGACATTGTCCTGCTTCAAAGTCGGGCCATTCTGCTAGTACTAATTGGAACAATTCAGGATGCAATATGTCCTCAATAAAAATATGCCAATAAGGATCATACTCAACACTAGTAGAATTAAAACGTTCTATAGTGTAATCTTGATATTTTTTCCACTGTGAGGTTGACAAATTTTCCATTGGTGCTATAATATATTTAATGATTAAATTACTCGAGGACCAAAAAAATGGATACTAATGACCTTAAAACTGTGATGACTTACGCTGTATCTGCACACTTTCAAAAAGGTGAGACTTATGCAAACTATGGCACAGTTACAAATAAGCGAATCATACAAAGTCACTTAGGAGTTATTCCTGGTACACAAACATTGTTTGTGGATCATATCACAAAAGAATGTGAAGAGATTGCAGAAAATATTATCCAGTATTACAAGGGTCTTACATTTAAAGCAATGGGTGCTAAGATCAATGACTTTGAACAAAAAGTTCTCGCTATTATACAGAGTGGACAATGCGATCGCAGGGATATTGGTATCATTGCAAGTTTACCCAAAGCATATTTTCGCAGTGTAAAACGCGATGAAACAGATAATCAGATGCGTAAACTAAGCACTACTAGCGGGCATATAGGCACTGAAGGTGATAATATCCAGGGACAAATTAGTGTACTAAACTGTAGTTTTATACAGAGTCTACAATGCCATGTTGTAAATGCTGAGTTAAATGGAGCACTTGTATGCTTCTTTACCAAACATCCAGCGGAGCATTGGGGCAAAAACTGTGAGATAAGTGCCAAGGTAAAACGTCATCAGGTTAGCAAGTTTCACGGTGGAAAAGAAACTGTGCTTAACTATGTGAAAGTTGTAACATGATAACCTTATTAGGAAATATTGATATTCCACAAAAGTTATTAGATGATGTTAAAGGTCGTGATCCTGATCGTGTAGTAAAACATGTAGATGGTAAAACTCATGCACAAAATGTAGTAGACTTCGCCTTTGAATTGCCTGTTGAAAATTACATACACTATGACCATTGTCTTATTAATGAGTATTGTAAAGACTGGTATAAAGATATTATTCCAGACGCATTTTTACAAGAACATGGTATTGATAAACCTGATAATGTTATAGTGCTTAGAGTAGATCCTGCTACGTTTAGTGTACCGCATGTTGATAAATTTAACCATGCGCTTCGTAATAATCCCAATTTTAACGTAGATGAAGTTGTAAGATTATGGATACCTTTAGAGGACAGTGCATTCGGACAGGCTCTGTTTGTAGGCGAACAAGTGCTTACAAAGTATAGTGCAGGCGATGTGTATAGTTTTGATAACCTAATACACAGTGCAGCCAATGCTGGTCTACACACAAGATATACTATGATTGTATACACTAAAAAGGTTGACAACATCTAATACTGTGCTATTATAAAGAGTAAGTTGATGTTGAGGAGATAATATGAAAAAGACAATACTAGTAGACTGTGATGGCGTAGTTCTTAATTGGGAATATGCTTTTGATATTTTTATGCAAGAGCATGGATTTACCAAAGTAGAAGGTGCAAATTACTTGTATGATATGGCACAACGTTATGGCATTGATAAGCCACAGGTCAAAAAACTAGTCAAGATTTTCAACGAAAGTGCTGCAATTGGTTACCTCCCGCCACTGCGTGATGCAGTACAGTATGTAACAAAGATGGCAGACGAAGGTTGGACATTTATTGCAATTACAAGCCTCAGCACAAACAAGTATGCACAAAAGTTACGGAAACGGAACTTGGACAAACTGTTTGGAGAAGGCACGTTTGAAACTGTTACATGTTTGGCAACAGGCGCAGACAAAGATGATGCACTTGCAAAGTATGCAGGAAGCGGCATGTATTGGGTAGAAGATAAGCCTGAGAACGCACTTGCTGGACAAAAGCAGGGACTAAAGCCTATCCTGGTAGAACATGGCTTTAACATGGACAACAAGGACTTTCCGCTTGCTAAGAACTGGAAAGAGATATACGACATTGTACAGGGTTAGTGGATATTTCAAAGACCATAAAGTTGTCAGATACTTTGTTGACCAGTATGATGCCATAGAGTTTAAAGACATAGTGGATGCTCACTATCCACTTAAAGTTACATATGAAAAAGGAGTTTACCCGGTGAGAACATTTATTGTTAATGGTTGGAACGCAGTGATGGATCATAATATGAATCCATTGCGTAATATTCCAGATTTAAATACACGCCATATGGTTATGCAGGTACTAGCATGGATGTGGTGTATTGTGTTTAGTAGTTATTTTGGTAGTATGTGGATGTTTGGCATTACTGCTATTGCACACGTTATTGTGCTGGCAGCAATTGCAATTACAGTTGGAACATTTGCTGTAGCAAAAAACAATCCATCACTTTTTAACTTGCGCTCGGATGGTTATCATTCTGTAAGTCGCACAAGAGGACATATGTGGATCAATGGTAAGAAAGTTATGCTTGATCCAAATGATCCCGGTGGAGAACATGAATAAAGCCAAGCGGATTGCAAAGAGTGATGCGGCACGATCAAAACGCCGTAAACTAAAAGACATAGTTTGTGATTGTCTAGAGCGGAAGTTTAATAGATTACGCAAACTTCGTAGGGCTGGCAAGCGCAACACAAAGTTATAGGTTCCGTAGCTCAGTTGGATAGAGCAACTGCCTTCTAAGCAGTGGGTCAGGGGTTCGAATCCTCTCGGAATCGCCAATATGCTCCGTTCGTCTAGCGGTCTAGGACACTCGCCTTTCACGCGAGCAACACGGGTTCGAGTCCCGTACGGAGTACCAAATATAGGGGATAAGTGTTACGGTAGCACGACAGGCTCCAACCCTGTAAGCGTGGGTTCGACTCCTACATCCTCTGCCAATTATTATAAACTAATGGATGTTCTGTTTGCTGCTAACGGAAGTTTATATGTTACAGTATATGGTGTATCATCGCTTAAAATAATATGATATCCTAGTGTAAAATCCCCAGGAGGTGCAGGATTAATTGCAGTCATTTCTGCGGAATCCATAGTTAAAAAATCAAAATTAGTAGTTGTTACAAAACTATTTACCCCAGCGTTTATTTCATTACGCTGGTATGCTACACCATTAGTTTTATCATGGTAAGCCATCTGATGTATAATAGCATTTCTATCTGTACTAGCATCTACATAATAATCATTGAGTAGTGTATATTTTACATCTATTGTTGTTGAATCGCTTGTTGCATCTAAGCCAGTAACTTCAAACACAATATTAGTAGGATTATCAACATCAGAGCTTGTAATCTCTGCTTCAGCAACTGCTACTGCACCCTCAACTTCAATTTTTATTTTGGCATTTTCACTACCAGCAGCGTCCTGATGAGCGGACACCAAAAATTTATAATCCATAATTCTTCTCCGTTAGATTTTTGTTATGACGTGTTATTTATCTCCGTAGATGTCCAATACTTCTGCAACTGCTGGATGCCTTTCAATATCAGTGTGATCAAACTCGCATACACTAATAAACTCACTGTGTTTATATCTTGCATATAATTTTTGAAAATCCATAAGTCCGTTTTCATATTCTTTGCGATCAGTTTGTGCAATATCTCCTGTAATAACCATACGACTTTCATCGCCTATTCTTGTTAACAACATTTTCATTTGACTAGGTGTAGCGTTTTGCATTTCATCTGCAATGACCCAAGCGTTTTTAAAAGTTCGACCCCGCATGAAAGCAAGTGGAGATATTTCAATCACACCTTCAGCAATCATGGTTTGTATTTGCTTGGAATTGTAGTATTCTCTAACAACATCGAATATAGGCTTGGTCCATGGTTCCATTTTTGCATTAAGGTCACCAGGTAAGAAACCGTGTTTTTCATCATCTACTCCTACTGCTGGGCGTGTAACAATAATTCTTTCAATAGTGCGAGCCTTTAGTGCTTTCACAGCCGCAAGTACAGCCAGCATGGTTTTACCCGTGCCTGCAGGGCCTGTTGAAAATATAATTGTTTGATAGGGATCCAAGAGTTTTTTAATGTACTCGTCTTGGTTAGGATTACGCCCTTGTAGTAGGACTTGCTTTTGTTTTTGTGCTTGAGGTAAGTAGTGAACGTTTGATTCTAGATATTCAGCATGTGTTTGCGCACGTTGCTGACGCTTACGATTTCGTTTTGCCATTTGTTATGCTATCTCCTTGTTGCATAGAGAAGCATATAATCGAATTGTATGAAGACCAGAATAAATGCCTCCCTTTCTAATAATATTTACAGTGGTATCCTTAGTGTTATATGTGTATATATGAATTAAGTGCGTACATAATGGATAAATAATTTTATGATTCCAGAATATATATTTTATACAGGTGTGCCTGGTTCACGCTGGAGTGGTATTGCACAGGAAATTAAAAGTCAGCCTGGGTACAACACCACAGATCGTGCTGAACATCGTGTATACAAACATGGTGACTTTAATGGACACTGTGACAGTTATTTTGGCACAGGCATGGAGTTTGATTGTAGTTTAGATCGTAATAATTTGGATGCACCCTACACTAGCAAAGCAGGGTGTAAACTGCTTATGAGTCATGAGTGGCCCTACCACTTTGATGCTATACAAGATGCCTATCCACTTGCTTGGATACAGTTAATATACAGACCAGACTGGGCAAGTTTCCTATGGTGGAAGCAAGCAGGCGGGTTTGACATTACCTATCCAAACTATGATTGGTATGAAACAGACTACTGGATGACCAAACGCATTGAAGAACAGAACAACTTAATACTTGACTTTGGATGCAAACACAGTGTACAATGGTTACAACATCACAAACATAGCGACATTTTCATAGGAACATATAAACCTTGAATCATAAAATCCTACACAAACTTGAACAAATGATCCATACTAGCCCACAGTTGTTGCGTAATCCACGCACACTACAACAGGCTATACAAGGCACATTTGACATTGATATTGACAGTGTTGAGCACGGTAACATTGGCGAACTTGTAGATGCTATTGATGACAAAGTGTTGGACAAATACTTTCGACATCATTGGCAAGGCGAAATGAAAAAGTACAAATATAGTGGGCTTGCACTGATTGACGAAATCAACAGTTTAAAGCCGCGCAAGGTCTTGGACATTGGATGTGGTTATCACGAGTTCAAACACAAGATCGACAATATTGTAGGTATTGATCCATACAATGATGCAGCAGATTTGCATGTAAAACTATTAGATCATCATCCAAATGAAAAGTATGATGCTACACTTGCACTGGGCAGTATAAACTTTGGTAGTACAGATAAGATTTTTGCAGAACTAGAACATGCTGTTAGTTTGTGTAATCCAGGAGCAGTAATGTTCTTTCGCGTTAATCCAGGACTGCCACATGATGAAGCAAACAGACCCACGGGCAAAGAACACAGCAAATGGATATACTTTTACCCGTGGGACAGTACATTTATTGTAAACTGCGCAGATCAACTGGGTGTAGACATACTGGATATACGCACGGATAGTCACAGAGGTAGAATATACTTTGTGTGGCGAACCAAAAACTAAACATTGACCTGCGGGTCATGCATAAATAAAAGACAACGAAAACTAACGCTCGACCAATAGAAGTTCAGTTTTCAAATCCCCCAATAAAACTAAAGGCACAGTTCGTGTTTGCGCGACTGTGATTTCTCTATGGCTGAAATATATGCCCTTGTGGCAGGTACATTATATGGACTATTAATTGGCATCATCCCAAGTGCTGGTGCTACTACTGGACTTGTGGCACTGTTTGGATTCATTGCATACTTTGTAAATGATCCTTACTTGGGTGTTATCTTTTGTATGGCAGTGGTAGCAGCCAGCACAACAGGTGACACATACACAGGTGTGTTGCTGGGTATACCAGGTGCTAACAGTGCAGCCGCAACAATGGTGGATGGTTTTCCTCTTGCGCAAAAAGGTCAAGCAACATACGCAATAACAGCCGCAGTGACAACAAGCACTGTAAATGGCTTGCTGTGGGGAACACTAACGTTTGCATTGTTGCCCTGGTACACAAACTTGTTAATGATCCTGGGCATTCCTGAACTCTGGGCGTTTACCATGCTTGCACTAGCCACTGTTGGCTTTGTGTCAAGTCGTTGGTGGGTGCGCAGTTTGATTGCTATTGCTGTGGGCATTGGGCTAGGCTTTATAGGCACTGACCCTACTACTAATGCAGATCGTTATACAATGGGCTGGGATTACTTGGGCAACGGCATACAACTTATGCCATTTGTTGCAGGGTTATTTGCAGTACCAGAACTGGTTGATGGATTAAAACGTAGACTTGCTACTACAGACAGTACTGATCAATTTGGTCAAACTGTAGCAGGTGTGCAGGCAGTATGGGCTAATAAATTCGATGCACTCCGAGGTGGATTTATTGGTGCGTTTATCGGATTACTGCCTGGTTTGGGCGGCGCGATGGCAGATTGGATGGCTTATGGTTCAACTGTTGCCGCCCACCCAAACGACAAGTTCGGCGATGGAAACATCAAAGGTGTTATAGGACCAGAGGGTGCTAACAATGCACAAAAAGCAACCAGCATGATTCCCACTGTGCTGTTTGGTATTCCTGGTGCTCCATTTGCGGCTGTTATTATAGCACTGTTTATGTACTTGGGATTTGAATTAGGTACACCTGACTTAGCATATGATCAACGTTTCTTTGACAGTTTAACATTTGGTTTTATGTGGGCAACTGTGCTGGTAGGCATACTGTGTTTGTTATTCACACGCTACATCAGTGCTATTACCCGTGTGCCATACCGATACTATTTTCCGTTGCTGCTTGTGTTTATTACCTGGGCATGTGTTCAGTACACAGGTGGTTGGGAAGATTACTTTATACTTGCAGTATGTAGTGCTTTAGGCATACTGTGTAAGACTTACAAGTTCAGTAGACCAGGAATGGTTATTGGATTTATACTAGCAGAGCGTGTAGAGGCTCTAACACTACAAATGACAACACTGTATTCAATTGATACATTGATTACAAGACCAATATTTGTTATACTTGTACTAGTGACCACGGGTGTGTTTGCTTGGGGTATAACCTCTAAAAGGAGATTAGATTATGCGTAAATTACTAATGAGTCTAGCCATTGTGCTAGGTATGACCACAACAGCAAGTGCAGATTATACATTTGTTGTTCCACAAAAGCCAGGCGGTGGTACCACTGTTTGGGCAGAGATTGTTGCCAAAGAACTTGAGCCGTTCTTGGGTGAGAAGATTATTATTAAAACTATTCCAGGTGCTCGTGACATTCCTGGCTTTAACGAATTTCACAACAAACTACAAGCAGATGACAAAACTGTAATGGTGTCACACGGCGGCAATGGTGTTAGTTTTCTACAAGAGAACGTAGACTATAACTATGCAGACTACACCAGTGTTGGACTTATGAACCTAAACATTATTGCAGGTATCCGCAAAGACTATCAAGCAGGAGACAAAGTTAGTTTTGCAGCAGGATCAGGTATGGTGCCAGAAGCATTTGCAATGACAATGCTTATGTGTGGTCCACGACTTACAATAGATGAGTATGCACAATGCTTTGATAAAAATGTAACCTGGGTAAGTGGCATGAGCGGTGGCGAAAGACGTCTTGCATTTAAGCGTGGCGAACTAAACGGCACTCGTGAAAATCCAGCAGCATACAAAAAACATGTTGCTTCAAACGCAGACGCTGAACTATGGTTCCATCATGGTATCCTGGATGCAGCAAGTAAAAGTCATGTAGCAGATCCAAACTATCCTGGTTATCAGTTTGAAGAAATGTTTGCTAAACAGTACGGTGTAGCACCAAGTGGTGAGTTTTACGATGCATATAAACTTGTTAAAAGTTTCCGTGACGGTATGCAAAAAGCATTGTGGGTGCGCAAAGACAATCCAAATGCAGCGGCACTACAAGCAGCACTAACTGCAATGAGCAAAGATCCAAAAGCAACTGCAAACATTCAAAAGAAAGTTGGCGTGTATGATTGGAAGATCGGTGCTGATGGCAATGCACACAGAGATGTGCTTATGACATTTATCACAGAGCCAGCACTGCGCAACTTAGTTAAGTTTAACACAGAAGCACTTGGACTAAAGAGTGTTTACAAAGCAGAGCTGGTAAAGTAATCAAAATATGAAAATCACATTTACAGGTTGTAACAGTCAGATTGGCAAATACTTTACAGGTGATTATCTGTACACTAGTTACGACATAGGCAATAGTGACACTTGGGCTGAGTTACTTGACAGTGACGCTGTGTTTCTTATACTGCCTAAAACTGAAACTGTGCTAGATGACGCAAAGCGTTTTATGCTTAGTGTAATGGATAGCAATATCAAACACATTGTAAAAATAGGTAGTCTTGGTCCATGGAGGCTTATACACAGCCAACTAGACTCCTTTATGCGTGAAGCAAGGATACCCTATACAAGTTTTGATATTGCTCCACTAATGAATAATATTTTTACAGAGCAGTACAGCAATGGTGTATTAGAAAACTACAGAGGTCGTGCTACTGCACCCTATCTAGATCCTCAGTGTTTAGCAACTGCGATTGAAGCATGTGTACTTGATAGTTCACACTATTACAAGAACTATAATGCCACTGGCATAGTACAACTTGGTATTGAACAAGTAGCAAATACTATGATTGCAAATGGCTTTCCTGTAACTAAAATTGCTAATGCACAGTATGCAAAGACACACACTGCATTGGAAAACTATACACATGATTTTGCATTAATGAAAACACTGGGTTCTAGATATGTAACTGAAAACTGGACACCCCATGCAAGTCTGGATCTTAAACGTATTTTTAATTTAGACAGCAGAACATTTGATCAGTTCATAAAAGATGATCAGCATATCTTTACACAAAATTTTGCAGAGGATAAAAATCTATGACAGTGTTAATTGCTGGAGGAGATAGTTTTACATATGGAAGTGAGTTGCCCAGTCAGGAACATGCCTGGGCTAACCTAGTTGCGCAGCGCAAAGGATGGAACATTTGTAATACTAGTAAACCTGCGGCAAGTAATAGTAGTATACGTCGCAATGTAATGGACGCAGTAAACAAGTACAAGGATCTAGACTTGTTTGTTGCTGTAATGTGGAGTTTTCCTAATCGTTATGAATTTCGCTTTGCATATGATACTGGACATGCTGATACACCCTGGTATAGTATTAACCCCTGGACGTATGATGATAGCAAATTTGAAGATCATTTTTTTAACAAAGATGATCTAGTACTTGAAGCACAACAAGCAAACAGATCAAATGCAGAAGCAACGGGTATTGCCGATTTTGCTAGAAGTTATGTACAAAACGTAGCACAAACAGAGTATTGGGAACTATATACAAGTTGGTGTGAAATAGTTATGTTACAAAACTATTTGGATAATCAAGACATTCCATATGCATTTCTAAACGTAGATGACAGTTTGTTTGCTTGTAATATTCCAATGGATACTAGTTTAACAACACTAAGACAGAGTATTAACTGGTTTGCACATGATGAAGGCATGTTTAATTGGGCAAAGCGAACAGAACAACAGTTTTATACCACTCATCCTACTGAGTCTGCACATATAGAATGGATAAATATGTTATACGATAGGATAGTGTAATGGACGTTGTTGACATAATCAAAAATACAAAAACAATCTACATGAGCGAGAGCAGTCTCGAAACCATGATGGACATTGAGCGTGTCATGGATAGTTTAGACATGTATGCTTTTAAGAATTGGAAAAAGGGCGAACTAGTAGAAGGTCCTATTCGCAAAAAGCATTGGGTAGAAGCAACATTTATGTGGCCCAAGAAGGCAATGCCTGATCCGGATGGTGCAAAGAGACTACTAGGCTACAATGCTGTAGTAACATATGAGCAAAGCAAACTTAGTACACCTGTTAAAATTGAAGGATATGATGATTTTCGTCCTGGCACTAAGAAGGCTAAATTGCGCGAAGATCCAGTTTGGCTAGTAAAAGTTAAACTTCCTGTTGAACTTATTAAAGAATTTAAAGATGGATACTTAGATATTGAAGGCAGCGAAATTGATTTACAAGAGATTGATGATGCTTATGAAGAAGGCTTAGATCAGAGCGAACTTATGGGTATTAAAACAGACGAGGAACAACAGGATGGCGCTTGATCCACAAGACCTTGAAGGTCGCATTGAAAGCACTGTACACTTTGACGAGTACAAGCCAAAGATGGGCAAGGATGATGCAGTAATTGTTGCAACATTTAAAGTGTTTGGCAAGCAGCCTGCGCAGGACCTAGAGAACTTTATTGAAATGGGCTATGACTGGGTAATTGATGCAGAGACTAGCGCAGGTGAGATCAGCGAAGGTCGGTATATTGTTTTTGTAGAAGCAGAACGCCGTAATAGTTACCCGCAAAAATTTATGAGTATGATTAATGATCTAAACAATCTCACAGATGTAGAAGATTGGATGATGGTGTATTTTGACAAGCCAGATAGTAAGAAAAATCCAGTACAACCATTAAGCACTGAAGCACTGGAAGCAAGTGTTCCACTAAGTCCAAAGAAATACAGAGACACAAAAACAGCAGCAATTGCTATTGAAAGCATATTAAATACAGCGAGAGTACCTCGCACAAAAGGAGACATCAATGAATTTAGAGCGTTTACAAGAAGATCTCGCGACTGACGAAGGCGTAGTATATGAAGTATACCTGGATCATCTGGGTTTGCCTACTGTTGGCATTGGGCATCTTATCCTTGAGAGTGACCCCGAGTACGGTGCTGATGTTGGTACTCCAGTAACAGAGGAACGTGTTACAGAACTTTTCCAAAAAGACTGTGAAATTGTACTAGCGGATTGTCAAATCCTTTATCCAGACTTTGATGACTTGCCAGAAGAAGTGCAGTTAATTGTTGCCAATATGATGTTCAACATGGGCCGTCCTAGACTAAGCAAGTTCAAGGGTATGAAGCGTGGCGTTGATAATCGCGATTGGAACGATGCCGCAGATGAAATGGTTGACAGTGGATGGTATCGTCAAGTTACTAAAAGAGCACAACGTCTTGTTGATCGCATGCGGGCTCTTGCATAATGAGTTGTTTAAATTGTGGACACGAAAGTCATTGCGGCGGACCTTTACATAGAGAGGAACGCAACTACGAAGGTGGACATGATATAATAGAAGTTTGTAAACAATGTAGATGCAAACTATGTATAGTGGAGAATTATCAGGATGGTTAAAAAGTGGATAAACAGTAGAATTGAAGAACGTACCTCATGGGACGGCGCAATGCTAATTGGTGTTGGACTCGTTATTCTTATTGCAGGTCCATTTGCTAAACTAGCAGCATATATTGCTATTGCATATGGCGCATGGACAATTTATAAGAGCGAGTAAATGTTTAAAGTCTATGCACTAATTGCGCTCATAGGCGTTCTTGGCATCGCTGGATATGGTGCCAAGTATTACTATGACACAACGCAAGCAGAAATAGCAACACTAAGAGACAACAATGCTAAACTAGAAGTTGCTATTGAAACCAGTGAAGCAAGCATAGATACACTAAGAGCAGAAGCAGAACAAAACGCAAAATTACAACAAAACTTACAAGCACAGTTGCAGGAAGCAGAAGCATATGGTGATAACCTTCGTAAAAAACTTCGTCAATTGGACTTGCTTGGAGATGCATTACGAGATGCAGCGAATCTAGAAGGACGTATGAATGGCGCAACAGCAAAACTATGGCGTGAAATCATGGGCGAGACCGGCAGTACTGATGGCAGTAGCCGTCCTCTTCCTAAGTGGTTGCAGTCGGTTCCAGCCGGAGCCGGAGATCAAAGTAGTAACCCAGGTGGAGAAACTATCAGTACCGATAGCGACACGACCAAAGCCAATTGATTTAGTTGACACCCGCGTATATGTTGTCAACGAAGCAAACCTTCAAAAGTTTATACAAGACTTTAAGGCAGAAAATGGCGACTTGGCTTATGTTGCACTTAGCGTCAAAGATTACGAAAATTTAGCACTAAACGTAGCAGAACTTCGCCGTTTTATCAATCAACAAAAAGAGATTATAATCTATTACGAAGAGGCAATGAAGCCTGATGAGTCAGTACCACCACAGACCAATAATTAAAACAACTAATACACGTTATGGGCCTATGACTTACTACACGGATGATCCTAGTATTGGTCGTAGTTTAGAAGTTTATGGTGAATACTGCCATCCAGAAATAGAACAAATACTAAGCATGGTAAACAAAGACACTGTGTATCTGGATATAGGCGCAAACATAGGCACACATAGTATAAGCATTGCTCCCTATGTACAACATGTTCATGCCTGGGAACCTGACGATCACAACTATTATCTATTAGAAATAAACACAAAACCTCACGGAAACATTACTGTTTCGCACAAAGCAATAAGTGATAATAAAGCATTTGGCTATACAGAATTTGATTTTGGCAAAACTAAATTTATAGAACAACCTGGCGAGAAAACTAGAAGATCAAAAACTCTTGACGGCTATAGTATGGATAAAATTGACTTTATAAAGTTGGACACGGAGGGTTACGAGTATAGAATACTGCAGGGCATGGGATATACACTGACACATCTAAAGCCTGATATGCTTATAGAAATGCAAGACGAAACATCATATAGTAAGATATATGATTACTTAACTATATTTGACTACTATATGTATTGGCTTCCTGTACCAACATTCAACCCAAATAATTTTAAACATGAAACCGTGGACGTATTTGGCTCACAGCATGGAGTTATTAATTGGATTTGTAGTTCCAAACAGTTAAATACAACACTGCAACCAGTAGTGGACAGAGACGACACTGTTGAGCGTATGAACTGGAGGATACAAAACAATGTGGGACATGATACAGAGCATGGCGAGTGATCGCTTATGGATCTATACAGGCATAGCAGGTAGTTTATTTGGCGCGGCTTTTCTTTTTTGGTTTAAAGATACACGCATGGCTATCTGGGCAGTGCGCAAGTTTGATGCAAGTCTAGAATGCCTGGCTACTAAGTGGGGATGGACCTGGTTACAAAATGATCCAAATGCCTGGCGTACAAAGTATCCAAAGATTACAAATAAAATTGACGAGTTAGAGGCTCGTATAGCCAAGATGGAGAGAGAAGATGGCTGAACCAACTAAAGAAGATATTGCTGCAGCAAGAGCAGCATACCATCCAGCAGACAGCAATGGTGATGGAAAAGTTAGTCCTGAAGAAGAGGCGATGTACTTGGAATTTAAACGTAAAGAATTAGAAGATGCAGATGCAATGCGCGATGCACAGCGTAAGATGGCTTGGTTTAGTCTAGCAGGTATGCTACTATATCCAGCAATTGTATTGATTGCAAATCTTATTGGCATGGATCAGGCTGCTAAGATCCTAGGTGATATGGCTGCAGTATACTTTGTATCTGTTGCTGCTATTGTTGCTGCATTTTTTGGTGCGCAAGCAATGCAAGCAAAGCCTAAAAAGTAATTTACAATCCAGTCCTAGTATAGTATAATTACAGTTATGAACTATTATGATGTACTAGGACTGGAACCTACATGTAGTCCTAAAGATATACAATCAGCATATCGCAACAAAGCAAAACAGCATCACCCTGACAGCGGCGGAGATGTTGACACTTTCCACGCGGTTGCAGAAGCATATGAAGTTCTTAAAGATCCTCATAAACGTGCAGCATTTGACGTTCGCAACAGTCGTAGGCAAAACATTAAGATAAACACTAGTGATGTTTATGATGACATGTTTACTGTATTTGGCAGTGCAGGATTCCATCCTAGTAAACGCGATTACCAACGTGTAAAATCAAATAAAAACCTGGGCATCACAGTGGACTGCACACTGGAAGAAATACTAAGCGAACAACAAAAAACAGTTAGCATAAGACACACCAACGGTTCAAGGCATCTTGTAAATTTAAAGATACCAATTGGAGTCAACAATGGTACAAAAATTAAATATAGTGGACTAGGAGATTACATACATAGTAATTTAAGTCCTGGTGACCTTACTGTTACAATTAATATGCTAGACCACGAAGTGTTTACCCGAGACAATGACAACCTAAAAATGCACTTGACAATAGGCGCATGGGATGCTATAATAGGTACAGTAGTTCAAATACATACTATTGAAAATAAGACACTCAACCTAAATATTCCAGCAGGCACACAATACGGTGCAACGCTGAAAATACCCAATCATGGTATGTACACAAAGACTAGTACAAGAGGTGATTTGCTTGTACAAGTATTGGTTAAAATACCTGAAAACTTAACTGAACAACAATTAAATATATGCAAGAAATTACGGGATGATAAATGAAAACTGCTAAAGAAGTAGATCAAACACTAGCCTTTGCTGGCAAAATAGCAAGCAAGTATGGACATCAGTACCTAAGTACAGAACATTTTTTGCTTGCTATATTAAAAAATAAAGAGTTTGCAAAAAATTTACTGGAGTTCGGAGTACAACTAAACGAACTGCAACTTGATTTAGAAAGCCACTTAGTGGACGCATTTTCAAGTGTGGACGGCACAGGACAAATCAAAACGCAATCCTTGGAACGTGTATTCAATCGTGCAATGACCAGTGTGTTGTTTAGTGGCAGAGAAACACTAACACTATTTGATTTGTTTATAAGCATTACTAGTGAACAAAACAGTCACAGTAGTTACTTTTTAATGAAATACAATGTATCCAAAGACGAGTTTATGCGGTTTATGAAAACCAATAATAAAACCCGTCAGTTAAGCCAGAAACACGAACAGTATCTTGATGGTATTGTTAATGAATACTGTGAAGATTTAAATGAACAGGCACGGGCAAAGACACTAGATCCTGTAATTGGCAGGGACGACGTCATTGATGATATAACACAAACATTTGCACGCCGCAATAAAAGCAATGTGCTTATGGTAGGTGATCCAGGTGTAGGTAAGACTGCAGTAGCAGAAGGACTTGCTGTAAAAATAGTAAGAAAAGAAGTGCCTGTATATTTACAAGATCACATTGTATATAATCTAGATGTAGCAAACATGCTTGCTGGTACACAGTACCGTGGACAGTTTGAAGAACGTGTTAAAGAAGTATTAGGTGCACTGATTGAAAAAGGCAAGTGTATACTGTTTATTGACGAAGCACACACACTTAAAGGTGCAGGTGCCGGCGGCAATGGTGGGACTGATTTTGCCAATATGTTAAAACCTTATTTGGGTAGAGGCAAACTAAAAGTTATTGCCAGTACTACATGGGAGGAATACAACAGTAGTTTTGAAAAAGATCGTGCGCTGATGCGTCGCTTCTATCACATTACTGTTGACGAACCTTCATCTGAACTTGCTAAAAAGATTCTTATGAACAGTAAAAAATACTATGAGAAGTTTCACAGTTGTAAGATTACAGCACAAGCAGTGAATGATGCTGTGGATTTGAGTGTGCGCTATTTGACAGACAAGCGACTACCTGATAAAGCATTTGATATGATTGACAGCGCAAGTGCAAAACAACGTAGACTAGGAACAGAAAATCCTGTAATTGATAGTCAAAATATTCTTGAGGAGATTAGCAAGTATGCAAAGATTCCTATTAGCCAATTAGGTGAAAAGAAGGAATCTGTGATACAGCCAGATGCAATTAGTGATAGAATTAAAAGCAAGGTCTATGGACAGGATACAGCGGTTGACAGTGTACTTGATAAAGTATGGGTTGCTAAAGCAGGACTTAACAAGCGCGATAAAACACTGGGCGTATTTGTGTTTACTGGACCAACAGGCACAGGCAAAACAGAACTTGCAAAGCAACTTGCTAGTGCAAATAGCATGAAATTACTACGCTATGATATGAGCGAATATCAAGAGCGTCATACTGTAGCACGTTTTATTGGTGCACCTCCTGGATATGTTGGATTTGAAGATGGTAACCTTGGTGGAGGATTACTTATTCGTGACATTGAACGTAATCCACATGCAGTAATATTGTTTGATGAAATTGAAAAGGCACATCCAGATGTAAGCAATGTACTACTACAACTTATGGATGAAGGCTTTGTGACAGGATCAAACGGCAAACGTGCAGATGCTAGAAACTGTTTTGTTATTCTTACAACAAATCTGGGCGCAAGCGAAGGTGAAAAGAACGCCATTGGTTTTGGTAGAGATCGTGTTGAAGGGGCAGCAGAAGATGCCTATAAAAAGTTCTTTGCTCCTGAGTTCCGTAATCGTATTGATGCAGTGTGCGCATTTGGCGCATTGGACGAAATTGCAAAACGTAAAGTAGCACTAAAGTTTATACAAGAATTGCAGGAGCAACTCAAAGACAAAGGAGTTGCACTTAGCGTTGATGAACCAAGTGTTGATATTATTCTTGAACAGGGATATGATGAACGCATGGGAGCAAGGCCCATGGCTCGTGCTATAGATACAATGTTACGCATGCCTATTGCAAAGAAATTAGTTGACAAACCAGCAATTGGCTGTAAAATTAAAGTTAGAAATTCAAACAATAGTCTATTAATAAAGTTTAGGTATAAAGATGGATCAACTGCAGAAGTTGGAGACGCTGAGCAATCAGCACAACCTAGCGTTAAAGCATAACGATAGACTTTTTTACGGCAAGTATCTTTATCGTCTTGAAGTATTAATGTATCAGTACCGTGTGCCAGAGTTAATGAAGGTCAGAACAGTTGACTGGTGGGGATACAAAGTTGATACAGAAATACAAAAAAGTTTTAGTGGAACAGTAAGACGATTTGCTAAAAGACACAATGATAGAGTGCGTGTTGAAAGAACAATACTTAATTATTATACTAGTGACCTTGATAATATAGATCAGGTTATACAGTATGTAAATCGTCTTAACAGTAAAGAATCGGATGTTACTGATACAATACTGGAACTTGTAAGTGTTCGGTATTTTCCTGGCACACAGGCAGATCGTAACATACATTATAGAAAAAAACGCTTACCATATAATAAATTTAAATTTCAGATAGTAGGCGAACGTATGTCATTCGAAGAATTTACTGATTGGTCACGTTGGGCAATGCAATATCCAGATGATATTCAAATAAACAACAGTGACACAGTGCGCAGATGGGGTACATGGTGTGGCGAAAACATTGGATATGTAACCAATGAACGATTACTACAACTTGTACAATTTAAACTTGGGTCAAAAGTAAACAAAATTATTGAATATCAAATAAGGAAAACAAATAAATGATGAATAACTCACTTCTTAGTACACTAGTAGAGCGCAAACTTGTAACAGAGGAAACACTTGTGTATGCAAACGTTAAAAGTAAAGGCTTGGGCGGCAAAGACATCTTTATTAAAAAGGATGTGTATTGGTATCCAGATATGCCTGCAGGCGCTATTCATGATATTGAGGGCATGATTCCTGAGCGTTTTGCTAAAGCATACAACATCAAACCTGACGGCACTTACAAAGAACATAAAAAACGTGGAAGGAAACCAAAAGATGTCGCAACACGTTTATTTGGATAACAGTTATACAGATGAACAAATTGCTAGAATGCAGGAATCAGATTCTGGCTCTTGGGTAATAGATGACTTAATTAGCAGTAGTGATTTGACTGAGCTACGCAAACTTATTGATACAGTTGAATATCCAGAACATGGCAGTACAAGTAAGTATGCTGGAAGTGCCTATGAACATCCTCCCTATGGTCCTATTATGCAAGAGATATTTCACGACAAGTTAGTAAGCGAAATAGGCGACCACAAGTTAGATTTTTTTGCTTGGCAAGAAGCAATTAAGCCATGGAAAATACATGCTGACCTACGATGGTATGCGGATAAGATACCACACAAAGTTATATTAATACCCCTTGATGTAGTTGCCGATGACACAGGCTGGGCAGACACATATAGCATTACCTTTAAACAGCGTAGTTATTTAAGAAACAACGCCAATTCAAACACTGGACAAACAGGCAACACTAATCAATCAAGTTGGAAAAGACCAATAAACCAAAGTAATGTAGAAGGTTGCTGTGATGGGTATAAGATAGACGAAGAAACTTGGAACACATATATGAGTCACATGCCCTACGATTGGGCTGAAGGATTAGAGATAGAAACTATATATAAATGGAAGCCTGGCAGTGCAGTAGTTTGGGATCAAACACAACTACACTGTGCAGACAATTTTTTAGCAAGAGGCATAAAAACCAAGTTAAGTATTCTAATAATGACTAACCAAGCATAGGCATAAATATACTATATTAATATAGGAGATACAAACCCATGCCAACAGTAACAAGAAGTACCGGCACCAGTCATATGACAGTTGGAGTACAACATGAAGTAGGCTGTCACTGTTATTTGTTAACAGTGCAAAACGCATCTAACAGTGCAATTGACCTCAGAGCAGAAGATGATGCAGTCAACGAAGCAGTAGAAGCGATCATTATGGAAATTGCTCCACTTGCTTATTTTGTAACAAACAGCAATGCTGGAACAATTGCACTAATTATGGACAAAAATGTTGATGATCACGCAGAGTTACAGACTCGTATCAGACGTATTGGTGTTGACAGTGGCGCAAGTACAACAAGTATTGGCCCTAATGATATTGACATCAGTGGATCAGATGTACTACCAATTCGTAGTTTTGGCGCACTAACAACTGAAGGTGTAATGGCATTTACAGGTGCTAGTTAATGGCTAAACTTAATGAACAAATGCTAGTAATCAAAGTAAGTGAACTGCTTAAAGACGATCAAGAGGCACATCCGCCGCTTGCTCCAGAAATCATTGTACAACTAGAAGCAGTAATTGGCGAACTAGCAGGTGCAGGCAAAGTAGTAGAACTTATTCAGGAAACATAATGCCAGCAACAACTAGTACTACATTATTGGTAACAACCGCACATGGATCCGCTGTAGGAAACTACGATGGCAGCTCAACATCATTCAATAGTGATAAAGTCAAAGGCGATGGTTACTATGGCTTCAGTGACGGCGTACACACAGTACAGACTCGTTGTACAAATTTAATTGGTACAGTAAAAATACAAGGTACACTTGTTAAAGATCCAGCAAGCACAGACTTTGTTGACATTGCAAGTGTAGTGACCAGTGATGGTAGCACTGCAATAACAGATAGTTTCTTTAATAATTTTACAGGAAACTTTGTTTGGATTCGTATACAAGTAACTGCGTTTACTGCTGGCACTATTAACAATATCTTTATGGCACACTAATGAGTTACATTCGTTTTACAGCAAATAGTTTAAGTGACGAGCAAATGGAAACAATTGCTACGGCTGTAAACATGTTTGCAGAAACAGTATGCTTGGAAGATGATGATAATGATGCAACATATTATAGTACAGAACTAGGTGAGAGCATAGAATTTAGCGTAGCAGAAGATTTAGATGAGCGTGTTGTAGAGGCAATAATAGATAGTCTTGCAACACATATAGAAGATTTTACAGTAGAAGCAACCGGTCAATAAGGACCACATTCGATGATACAATGGTTGTTCGATAAAAGGAACCAGCATGGGTTTCTTCCGAACCTAATAAAAGACGAAACACTGGAACCCAATACCAGTGCTTGGTGGGACTTATGTATTAACCCACCTTTTTCGTACGAGTTCCGCTTCTTAAAATATTGTAAACTAGACGGAGTAGTGCAGCATTGCACACTAGTAAATGATTACATAACAGGAACAGCAAGTGCATACTATCCAATTAATTTAAACTTTTTTGACCCTGACATAGACTACATTGCACTCATGGATAAACGCAGTCTACAACGTTTTAAAAGTGGAGACTTTCGTGTTCTATTTTATTACAGTGAAGGTGATAATCCTAACCCAGAAATTAACAACAGTTTAGATCGTATGTGTGCCACACACAATGTAAGCAAGGATAGTATACGTTTTGTTATTGCAAATTACAAACTAAAAGACACACTGCCTTTTGTTTACTTTCCAGATGATGAACTTTACTATAGATACCTGCATGTAATAGAAAATAATTATGTAAAAAGTCATAATTTACAAACTAGAGATAAAAGGTTTACTTGTTTAATCCGCGCTGACAAATCCTGGCGTAAAATATATGCAGCAATGTTGCATTCGCTTGATGTCACTAACACTGGGTATTTTAGTTATACAGGTTACAAATATCAAACAAGTCACAAAGGCGTTGATGATTTATCCAAATGGGAACAGTATGATGATACACTAGTACAAGACCTATTAAGTTTTGAAATGAAAACTCCTATAAAATGTGATGAACTATCAGATGATGATCATAACAATCACAAGTTGATTAATCAGGACTACTACCAAAATGCATACTGGAACTTTGTAGTAGAAACACACTTTGACAATGACACAATCTTCTTGACAGAAAAGACTTTTAAGCCTATACTTAACTTACAGCCTTTTATTATCATAGGCAACCCAGGCAGTTTAAGACTTTTAGAAAGCCTTGGATATAAAACGTTTACTGATGTAATCAAAGAAGATTATGATCTTGTAGAAGATCACAAGGATCGCATGAGCAGTTTGTTAAAAATGAGTTTTGATTTGTGTACCCTAAGTGAAAAACACCATTTGCGTATACAAACTATAATTGCTGATACACTGGAACATAATCAGAAGAATTTTCTAATGCCAAAAGTACACAGGATAAACAATTTACTAAACAAACTGGAATATCATGGGTAAAATACATTTTATGACACCTTGCTATGGTGGCAATATCACAGAAGCATGCTTTAACAGTTATCTACAATGGACAGCATTTGCTGTCAAGGAAAAAGTTTCATTTGATTTAGATACACTTGCCAATGAAAGCAATGTAAATAAAGCCCGTAACAGTTGTGCAGCAAAGTTTCTCGCAGGAGATGCAACACACCTAATGTTTGTTGATGCTGACATACAGTGGAACACTGAAGGTATTATTAAACTTATGTCCCATGACGTGGATATTGTAGGTGGTATATATCCACAAAAAACACTGCCGCCTCGCATGGTTGTGAACACAATTAAAACAGGCAAACGACAGGGAAACTTGCTGGAAGTAGGCACAATTGGTACTGGTTTTATGTTAATCAAGCGCGGAGTATTTGAAAAAATGATAGAATGTGGTGCAGCCAAATACAAAGATGCAGGTGGTATAGCATATGATTTTTACAACTGCACTATAGATAGTAATGGAGAATACCTCACCGAGGACTGGAGTTTTTGTAGACGTTGGAGGCAACTAGGAGGCACTGTGTATGCAGATACTACAGTAGCACTTGCACACACAGGTTATCATAAATTTATGCCAGATTTAGGAGCAATTAATAATGGAAACAATTAACATAAAGATCGATCTAAGTATTTTTACACATGATGCAGTCAAAGAGCATCCGTTTGTAAACATTAGTCTAAATGGCTTTCCACAGTTTGGGGAAATTTGTGAACGAGATACTGTGGTTGACATTGACGTTGAGATTGAAGATAATACAACAAACTTTTTAACCATTGAGTATCATAACAAAGATGCCAGACATGATGTTGTGCTAGGCGAAGATGGCATGCCAGTTGCAGACAAGCGTATTGAAATTAACAATATTAGTTTTGATGATATTGAACTAGACTTTTTTCAATTAACAGATCCTGATACATTTAAGTATGAACCAATTGATCCAGAAGGTTATGCAACACATGGATTTGAGTCTACAAAACTTGCGTGGAACGGCAAGACTACACTAAAATTTAGTACACCTATTTACATTTGGTTATTGGAAAACCTTTAACGCATAAATACACTGTGTTTTAGGGATTAACAATGGATACAGTCGTAATCTATCCGGGGCGTTTTCACCCGTTCCATAAAGGTCATAAGAGTGTTTACGATGCTCTTGTAAAGCGTTTCGGTAAGAATCGTGTATACATCGCTACCAGTAATAAGGTAGATCCCCCAAAATCCCCATTCACATTTGATGAGAAGCGAGCAATGATGGCACTAACAGGTGTTGATCCAAGCCGTGTTGTTCAAGTAAAAAATCCATACCAAGCAACTGAAATTACAGACAACTTTGATCCCCAAAACACAATCGCGTTGTTTGCAGTCAGTGACAAAGACATGGCTGAAGATCCTCGCTTCTCATTCAAACCTCGCAAAGACGGACAACCAAGTTATTATCAGCCAGCAAGCAAAGACATGCAGGGCTTTGACAAGCATGGCTACATTGTTACAGTGCCTACACTACAGTTTAATGTGCTGGGCAAGCCTATGCGCAGTGCCAGTGAGTTTAGAGCAAACTTTGCACAAGCAGACAATGAAACACAAAAGGCAATGATTACAGATTTATTTGGACAGTATGATCCAAAAATACACAATACTATGTCACAAAAAATTAACGAACAACTTGTTCGCGCAGACCAAATACTAGATCAACTTATTGAGTTGGGTGCAGATGATTGCTACATCTTAGAAGCCTGCATTAGAGTTGACACACTTGTAGAGAACCTTAATATGAAACAAAGAAAAAAATCATTATACCAAGCAATTATGGAAGGTGGACACACACTGCCTGAAAATGAAATTGTGCGAGAAGCAGATTATAGTAAATGGGATCATCCAGAAGCAGCAGATTATAGCCAGTTTTTGGAAAAAACATTTGGCGAACCTGACGAAGCAACTGATGAACAAACTGTTTGGCATAATAAAGATGGATTCAAGCGTATTGTTGTAAGAGACGAATATATACTGCACGGATCACCAGCACCACACTATGATTTTGTTTACAGTTATATTGATCTAGAAGTTGATGAGGATCTCAGTGATGAACTTGCCAAGTGTAGTGGAAGTATACTTATTGATCACCTTAAGAACGAAGTTGGCGCACGTTGCGGAAGTTTAACTGCAAATGCTGTAACACTAAATTTTTGCTTGGATGTAGTGTATGGCAGAACTAAGCCTGAAAAAGAAGAATATGAAAAACGTATTCTTTCAATGAAGGATATGTTTAAGCGCGGTATGAAGTTTTCATTAGAATGGTGGCCCGATAAAGCAGGAGATGCAGATCCAGAGAATCCTTACTACGCAGAAAGTATCAGAGAACATTTTACACCTGCCAATGAAGAAATTACAGACTTCAATAAACAAGATCCGATGAACAGTGTTATTGCTATTCGCGGTATTGGTACAATGAGTATTAGCAGTGCGCTTAAAGAAGTTAGCGAAATGGCAATGACTGTTGCGAACCTTGCTAAAGTTAAAGATGCTAAAGGAATACAAGACAACTTTGATCGCTATATGGATCTGTTAGCAACCTACAATAATGGCATTCAAGAAGCATATCGCGAACTAGCACAACAGCGCAAGCGTGGTGGCACAGCAAGTCGTGGCATTGACAAAGATATACAAGAAAGCGACAAGGATTTAGTCCGTATACCTAAAGACACCAGCGACAGATTGAGTGTTATGGAACCAAGTGCTTCATTGGCTGATGCCGAAAAGGCGTTTATAGAACTTTTGCGTTATCAACAATTAGTAAAAGGATTAAAAGCCACAAGAAAAAATGAAGAAAAAGAACTAGGCGAACACTGTGGTGATCCAATGGCACATGAACACAAGCCAGGTCGTATACTGCTAATGAAACTTTATAAAAAAGAGATGCAGTGTCAGCCAGGTAGTCCAGAACATTTTGAAGTTATGAAAATGATTGACGGGTGTAGAAAGAATATTGGACTAGAAGAAAACGTATTTACTGACGTAGTGAATAAATTTAAAGATGATTTTAAGAAACGCAAACAACTGTTTGGTAAAGGAAAAGCATAATGCGATTGAGCGAGTTAACACAACAGGAAATAGATAAGATTGCTAATGATGCAGGTGTAAGTTCCGATCTTCTTAATAAGAGATTAGACAAAGAATCTAATAAACAGCACAGAGACAACAAGGGCAATGTTAAAGTAGGTGATAAACACTTAAAAAATAAAGCAATTGGCATTGCGCAAGTACGCAAGCCTGCACTGGATGATGTCAACGCTAATTTTGGCACAAACTTTACTATGAATGATTTACAGGATGCAAATAAAAATGCTGAAATTGGTACACTGTATTTAAGATTACTACGGGACAAATATGCGCCAGAGTATGCGCCTGGTAAAGATGCCAATGCATACGCATTTAAGGCATATGCTACAGGACCAAACCTTGGAAAGAAAACAGTAGCAGGATTACCTGACGCTGGCAAGCCTATGTACAATCCAATAAAGCGTAAGCCACAGCCTATGGAACCTGCAAGTACAGATAAAGGCAAAGCACAACGTTATGCACAAATGACAGATCCTAAGTTAAATCTAAATCCACCACGCGGCCCTGGTCAAGAATTAGAGAATGATGTATATGATCGTATTAGGCAAACAACTGACAAACTCAAACGCACTGAGGTAGGACAAGATGTACTACGAGCAATTGATAATGCTAGACAGGGCAAAGTAAACAAAAACAGTTGGGTATATAAGAACATTGCTGATCCGCTAATCAATATGAAAAAAGCAGCACAAGACAAAGTTATGTCTATTATTAATACAAACGAGCCAAAATAAATGAAACTAGGCGAAGTTGCAGGCGTTGGTATAATTACCACACAGAATACAACCAAGGATGTTAAACCAGGCGAAACAAAACGTCAGGCTAAAAAACTTGGCTTGTTACATCCTACTGCAGCAAAGAACAGTGACCCTAACACACTGTTTAACCTAGGCATCTCTGAGGATGCTGATGTATTGTATCATGCTACCTACGGAGCATTTGTAGACAGTATTATGAAAAACGGACTAGGCGGTGCAGGTGCCCAGCAACAGTGGGAAGATAGTAAACCAGGATATGTATATCTTGCTAAAGATCCGGAAGTAGCAGAAAGTCATGCAGAAGCAAATGAAGAAGTGCCAGACGAATACATTGATAATATTGTTGTATTTGCTATTGATACTAGCAAGTTGGACATGGATAAACTAGATGATGATCCAAATGTAATGGATGATGATAGCACACTGGCATACAAAGGTGTTATTCCAACAAGTGCGTTAATGATGGCAGAAGGCAAACGCATACCTCGTAAAAAAGGACAAAAGGCTGGTAGCAAAAAGCACAGTGATCTATACACAGATGAGAATCCAAAAGGTACAATACAAGGACTAAAATTTGCAACAGTTAAGGATGCAGAAGCCAGTGTGCGTAAGATTAAAAGTTCAGGCAAGAAACATGCACATAAGATACAAGCCGCTATAGCAATGGAGCAACGTGCAAAAGCAGCAGGCAAATCAAGTGCCGCCGCAGTGTACAGACGCTATATAAATGCTATGAAGAAAAAAACTAAGAAGATGAATGAACTACGCATTGAAAAACCAGATCCTAAAGACACACTAGGTGTACTGCGTAAAGAAATGCCGCAAGTAAAAAGCGATGACTATGCAGAGTTTATAGACTATCTACAAAAGAATGGTGCTAAGTTTACCAAAGAAACTATCCCTGCTCGTGACCTAAAAGCAATGCAAAAAGAGTTTAGCGACGAAGGCATTATGAAGCAGTTAATGAAGAACATTGAACAAGGACCAAACAGAAAAGCAGTTATTGCGAGTAGCGACGACTACATCATGGACGGGCATCATAGATGGCTAGTTGCTATTAACACAGGCGCAGACTTAAATGTGTTCCGTGTTAACTTGCCTGCTTACGAACTATATGACCTAGTAAACAAGTTTGAAAAAACATACTACAAAGACATATATGAGCGTGGTAGTATTGGTGTTCCGTTTAGTAGTGGACTTGTAATGACACTGTTTCCACACCGCCCACTTAAGATTAAAAAGAGTACACCAGGTAAACTAAAATACGAAGATGTAGACTTAAGACACGCACTTGAATCAGGAATCTATAAACACAATGAAGAAAATATCACTGTTAGAGTAAACCCTGACAAGTCTATTAGTTTTATCCAACCACAAGAATATAGTATTGCAGATGATCATGACTATTTAGAATATGCGCAATCTCTATTAGCGGATGCAAACAATTGGACTAAAGTAACAAACGAAGCAATTACCTCTGTTGACTTAGATCAACTAGAAACGTTTGCAGACAAACTGTTTGCTAAAGTAGGCATTGATGTAGAGTTCACACGTCACTTCTTAGATCGTGTAAATGATGCTCGTAACGTAAAGCCTATTACAATGGCGGAACTTACTAGACTGTTTAAGCAAGAGTTTAAACGTTACGGCAAGCCTATTGCGCAAATGGGACCTGGACAAGAAGCAGTAATGAAAGACTTGCAAACAGATATTAACTTGCCGTTTGCACTACAGTATGACAAAGACAACAATGAACTAGACTTAATTGCTAAAACTGTTATGCGTAAGAAAGATTTTAAGACTCCTAACAGAGAGTTTCCAGTAGAAGGCTGGAGTGCAAAATATAAAAAGAGTATAAACTGCAGCAATCCAAAAGGTTTCTCGCAAAAAGCACACTGCGCAGGCAAAAAGAAAAAAACTGAGGAAGCACCTCCGGGTAGAGAAAAACAAGTAAGAAAACTAAAAAAGAAATTTGATGATCCAGGTGCACCTTATGCAATAGCATGGGCACAACATAACAAACATGGTAAGCCAACTAAAGAAGAAGCAGACGCAGACAAGCGCATTGCAGATCTAATTGGACTAGGTGATAGATATAAGAAAAAAGATCCTGACGAACCTAGTATGTATGATAAGATTAAAAATAAATTTAAGGGTTACTTTGATAAGGATAAAGTAGACGAGGACGCAAGTGACAAAGTATATGAACTGCTATTAGATAATATTGGTGCTGGACCATTTGATGGAGGCTGTGTTGTTGTGGCGCAAGCATTACAGTTAATACACGGCGGCGAACTTATGGCATTGGTACGCAATGACGGAACTGCTGATCATGCAGTGGTGCAAAAAGGCAATACAATGTATGACTTTGATGGTCCTGGCACACAAGAAGAAGTTGTTAGCAGATTTGAAAAAAATGAAGGCACACGGATTGCAGAAGTTCGTAAACTAAGAATGACAGATCTGCCTGATGCTCCTCGTAATAGCAAGTTAGCAAAGCAAATTGCTAGTTTAATGAAAGAGCCAGTGCAAGAAGCACAAGTTGACGAAGGCGTAAACGACCCACACATCTTTAAAGCAGTGTTCCTAGCAGGTGGTCCAGGCGCTGGCAAAAGTTTTGTTGCTAAAAACATACTAGGTGGCACAGGATTGCGTAGCATTAATAGCGATGAAGTATATGAATACTTAATGAATAAGCAGGGTCTTTCTCTGGATCCTGAGACTATCTATTCACCCCAGGGCCAAGAGATCCGTGATCGAGCAAAAGGTTTATCCCGTAGGCGCGAAGCAACTTACTTGGATGGACGTTTAGGTTTGATTATTGACGGCACAGGCAAAGATGTTAGTAAGTATCAAATTATGGCACAAAAACTAAAAGCCATTGGTTATGAAACTAGTATGATATATGTAAACACAAGCCTAGAAGTTGCACAACAACGCAACAAGCAAAGAGAACGCAGTTTAAAACCTGCAGAAGTAGAAAAAATGTGGAATAACGTACAACAAAACTTAATGCAATTTCAGCAGATTTTTGGTGCAGATCGTTTCCATATCATTGACAACAGTGGAGGATTAGAAGACATTGATAGACAGAAAAACTTTGATAAAGTGTACGTTGAGACACAGAGATTTTTAAACACTCCACCTAAGAACAGAAAAGCTCTAGCGTGGATCCAGCAACAAAAAGAGCAGAACGATGGACAACGATCAGCCAACACACAACAACAAAATCAACAGTCTGATGGAGGAACTACAACAACTAACTGAGGACTTTAATGAAAGAGCAGAAAAACCAGGCAGCCGACCAGGGAGTTTAAAACGTAAAGCAGCAATGTATTTAGGTAAGGGCGCCGGAGATAAACTTAGCAAAACGGATTTAAAAAGACTTCGTGCTAAGGCAAACAAAATGAAAAAGAGTACTAAAAAAGCCGAACGTGACAAAGGCATACAACTAGCAAGGCAAGTAAGTTTTGCGTTTAATATGAGGGATTGAAATGTATATAGAAGCAGTAATGAAATGTGAAAAAGATAACACTCCATACAGAATATTTCTCAATGATGAACTTATTACAGAAAGATATTATAGTTTGGATGAAAGTGTCATTAGCAATAATTTAGAACTGTATATAACTGAAAGTCCTGAATACAATCTTACAGTTCAAAGTTTGACAGATGTGCCTGTTGACTTGATAGACTATTCAGTTACTGAGGAAAAGCCATGAAGATTAAAGAAATAACAGAATCAGCAAGCGCAACAGCAACAGCAAGTGGAAACATTGCTGCGGTTGCAAATCCTATTCAAGCAAGACAAAAACTTAAAAGAGATAAAAATGGATTACCAGTTGCTCCTCAGGCAAAGAATCCAGACGGTACTGCAAAAAATGCACTTGATGTAAAGAGTAATATCATGGGCACTACAATGGCAAGACGATAAATAACACTACAGTAGAACAGGGACATTACTATGCGTGATATTATTACAAAATTAGAACAACTAAATGTTGAAAAAGAACAACTCAACGAAGGCTTGGGCGACATGGCACATGAGGCTGAAAAGGATCATGAAGTACAAATGGCGCGAAGCGATTGCTATAAAAGTGCAAAATATGCAGTATCAATTCACAAGATGCTTAAAGACGTAAGCGAAATGGAAGGCATTGATGGCTGGGTTGCAAGTAAATTAACCAAAGCCGCTGATTATCTTGGTAGTGTTAAACATTATATGGAAGGTCAAATTATGTCAGACGTAGAACTAGCAGTTGTTCCTGTTGCTGGTGATATGACAGACGCTATGACAATGCCACAAGAAAATGTACAAGAAGTACATGAAGAAGAAGTTGTAGAAGGTCGCATGAGCATGAGACAACTTGCCAGCATGGACAAAGATGCTGCTCGCAAAATTGAAGCAATGGTTGGCGATGAAAGTAAGTATGCTGACATGGGCGACTACCAAGAAGCATTGTATAACGCTGCAAGGAAACTGGGCTTGGTTAGCGAAAATATTGAAGAAGCAGTGATCTCAGAAGATCGTGAAGTAATGGTTAAAGCAACAAACATTGAATATGATGGACCAGCACTTGATAAACTTCCAACAGATGTAAATGTAAAAGTAATGGTTAATCCTGGCGACGGCGAAGATGAAATTTTTGATATGGTTGCCGACGAACTAGAAGATCGTTATGGTGTCAAAGTAAGTGGATTTGATATGAAGATGATGGAAGGTGAATCATTAGAAAATCTGGAAGAATTAACAAAAGCACAACAAGATGCAATTGATGCTGCTCCTGGTAGAACTATTGATGACATGAAGCCAGCAGAACGAGACATTTTGAAACAAAGAATTAGAAAGTATCAAATGAATCCTGATGGATCTCTTGTTAATCAAAGTGAACCTAGCAAGGCACACTTTAAGAAGATGGGCTATGATAAGTTAATGGGAGTTAAAATTGAGGATGCAGTTGAAGAAGAAGATGTTATTGGTGACATCATTGCAAGTCTAAGCAAGACCAAAGAAAGAATGCCAATGCCAAAAAGTAAACCTGCAGTGCCTGCACAAACAAAACAAAAAATGGCAAACAAAATGGCACTTCCTAAATCAAAGCCTAATATGAGTATGGGACAGGATAAAACAACAGGCGATCCACGTGGCATCCTAAGACAAAGTAAATTCAGTGAATGGAGCAAAAAATAATGTCTGACTTTTTTAAACTAGTACAGAAACTAAACGACATCGAAGAGAACAAGGAAACTTCAGTTGTTGTTGAAAGTGCTCCAAGCACAAAGCCAGTAGAGATTGCTGAAACAGCAAACCTACTAAGCAAGTTCAATGCTATTAGTGCAGAGAATCCTTATCAGCCAGTTGTTGTTGAGTCAGAAGAAGTTGAAGAAACTGATGACATGGCAACACGCTATCGCAACTTTATGAAAAGTGAAGTTGAGGCTGGCAATGATCTTAGCACAGTTGCTACAACAGTTGCAGAAACAAACATTGGTGCAGCAAAACTTGATCGTATGTTTAGTAGTACATACAAAGTAATGGAACAACTTGTTGACATTACAGCAGAAGGTGGACAACTTAGTGGTGGAGTAATTGCCGAGGGCGGTGACGAAAGTTATTTGAATGTAGCACATGAGAAGATTGCTGAAGCATTCCAAGCTCTTAAAGATGCACACATGTATGCAGTAAAGCAGGCTGAGGAAGGCTAATGCGTTTTCATCAGTTTTCAGAAAACTCTGCAATGGATGACACAGTAGAGATTATGAAAAAATCTTTCAGTCCTGAGCGTAAAGCAGTGCAAGCAGAAGTGCTTGAACTTGTTCGTGCTGTGCAGATGGGCAAGGGCGACAAGATAGAACTTGCTATGAAACTTACAGCACTTGCCAAGCGTGAGCTAGAAGCAAAACGCAATGATCCAGATCTTAAAATTAGTGTAGATCAAAACCTCGGTATGTTAGATCGTGCAATGAAGGTAGTAACTGGCATGAGCGAAGGTATTACTGAAGAAGAACTTGAAGAATACAAAAGTATTGCAAGTCTACGCAACAGGTCAAGTTTGGATGCAATGGCTAGATTGCAGGACAGAAACAAGAAAAAAGAACCTAAAGTAATTGAGATTCCAAAAGGCACACAACTAGACTTGTTTAAAAAAGCAGCAGGTGAAAGTGTTGAAGAATCACTTACAGAAGAACAGTTTGATGAAAAAGCAGGTGAAAAAGATGCTTGCTATCGTAAAGTAAAATCACGCTACAAAGTATGGCCCAGTGCATATGCTAGTGGCGCACTTGTAAAATGCCGCAAAGTTGGTGCAGCCAACTGGGGCAACAGTAAGAAGAAATAATGCGTATTGTTGAACTACATGAGGATTTACGTGACTGGTTCGGCAAAGGAAAAAAAGGTGGTGCTGGAGGCGGAGGCTGGGATCGTTACAATACCAAAGGCGAACGAATTGGTAAATGTGGTGATAGAAAAAAAGGCGAAGGCAAACCAAAGTGTTTAAGTAAAAGCAGGGCTGCAAGTTTAAGAGCCAAAGGTGGCAAAGCAGAAATTGCTAAAGCAGTAAAAAGAAAACGTAGACAAGACCCTAAAAAGAATCGTAGGGGTAAAGCAAAGAATGTTAAAAACTAATGGGACTATTGTTAGAACAAATTGAACTGATAGAAGGCAGTAAAGAAGCAGCACAGATTGTTAAAACAATGCGTAGTCTAGGTAAAGATGTGGACGAAATTCGTCAGTATTTGGAAAAAAGCACGGGCAAAAGTTTAGACGATCTTAGTGATCAAGAACTGTTTAGCATAGCAAGCAAAGGTGCTGCACAAGCACAAAAAATGGCTCCTCAAGCAGATAAAGATCCTGTTTTACAAAAAGATTTTAAAGATGCACAAGCAGCAATGGAAGTCCCTTATTTCGGACCAAAAGCAGTAGCGGCGCGTGTAAGAAACAAGTTTCCTAGCGGCTCTTATCCTGCAATAAGTCCAGACGGGAAACAAATTGATATTGATGTAGATATTAGCGGCAGCGATTTAAGTGCTATTAAGAAGGCTGCAGAACGTGCAGGCAAAACATTTCCACAAGCACTAGACCAATTGCGTAAAGGAGACTTTAGCAGCGCACTGGGTAGAGTAGTTAATAAAACATTGACACCTACTCCAAAGTCACAAACAATAACAAGGACTGACAGATGAGAGCCAGCGATTTTCTAACAGAACAGCCAGGAACTATTGCAGTTACTAATACACCTATAGCAGATAAGAATATCTCTATGGGTGACCAGAGGATGCAGAAGTTTAAACAACAAATGCAAAAGGATGGCGGTTATCAGTATACTTCACAGGCAACAAAAGATGCTATTAAAAAGTCTGACAAACGTGTGCAAACAGCAATGCAGAAGCAAGCTCAAGTAGATCAGAGACAAGGCGCAGGCGCAAGTACTATTCAACGTGTTAAACCTGTAACATTTCCTAAAGCAACAAGTACAGCACAGATAGCAATGGATGATATTAACGAAGCATTTGAATATGCAATAGCAGAAGCTCGTGAAATAGATCCAAAAAAGATGCAGGCATATATGGACTTTAAAAAAGAAAACAACATAGATGGCAGTAGTGTGCGTATGGCTGTGGATAATCCAGATCATCCTGAAACAAAACGCATGATGCAAGATAAGAATTTTGCAAAAGCAGTAATTATGTATAAAGCAGCATTAGTAAATGAAGATGTATCAGAACTAACATTTGAAGATGATGACCAGTTCTTTGAGGACTTTGGATATCTTGGATACAGCATTGATGAAAATGATTTATTTGAAGCAGAATATAGAGGACGTAAGGTCAAACTAAACAAGCCAATGCAAGGCGATGTAAAAAAGTTTAAAGTTTACGTTAAGAATAAAAAGGGTAACGTAATTAAAGTCAACTTTGGACATGGCGGAAGCAGTGTAAAAGGTAAGACAATGCGTATTCGCAAAAGCAATCCAAAAGCTCGTAAGAGTTTCCGTGCTAGACATAACTGTGATAATCCAGGACCTAAGACAAAAGCACGTTATTGGTCATGTCGCAAGTGGTAATATTTAAACATATTACTTGACACTTCTCCCACATCCATATATAATAAAGCATAATCAACAAGGAGTATTCACATGAGTGATAAAGTCTTTTCGAGCGAAGAAAAAGCAAAACTGACACAACTAGTCAATGAAGGTCTTACTGTAATGCAGGAAGTTGATGATCTTAATGATGGTCTCAATGATACAATTAAAGCAATTGCAGAAGAAATGCAGATCAAACCCACAGTGCTAAAAAAAGCAGTGCGCACAGCGTACAAAGCAGACTTTGACAAGCACAGTGATGATTATTCACAACTGGAGAACATCTTAGCCACAGTTGGCAAGATCTAGATGTATCGTAAAATTTACAAGTTTTTTAGGAATAGTTATAGACTAAGTCCTCTAGCGTTTTACTGTGAACTAGTAGAAGCAGTGATGCTTATTACTGCAAGTGCTATTCTCAGTTTTACAATTCTTGATCCCAATGGTTGGCAGTTTGTTCCACTATATCTATGTGGAAGTATACTAGCAATTATTAGTACCTGGATACGCAAAGCGGCTTTTGCTCTTATACTATGTTTCTGGTTCACATTGATGAATTTGTGGGCACTTATACAACTTATAGGGGCTCTTTAATGAGTTATGTAGACGCTTATTTTGATAGAGAACGTGATCGTATCCATGTAGTGGAACGTGTAGATGGCAAACGAGAATACAAAGAGTATAGTGCTAACTATGTGTTTTATTATGATGATCAACGTGGCAAATATAAAACTATCTTTGATACGCCTGTAAGTCGATTTGCAACACGCAATCGCAAAGAGTTTCAGCGTGAACTAAAAATACAAGGAGACAAAGGCACATATGAGAGCGACATCAATCCAGTGTTCCGTTGTTTGGAAGAAAACTATCTAGGAGCAGAAGCACCTAAACTACAAACAGCGTTCTTTGATATTGAAGTAGATTTTCATAAAGAAAAAGGCTATAGTAGTCCTGACGATCCTTTTAATCCAATTACAGCAATTAGTATATACTTGGACTGGACAGATACGCTTGTAACACTTGCTATCCCGCCCAGTGGTATGACAATGGAAACTGCTAAGGATCTAACAAAACGTTTTGACAACACATACTTGTTTACAAGTGAAGCAGAGATGCTGGAAGTATTCCTAGACTTGTTAGATGATGCAGATATTATAAGTGGTTGGAACAGTGAAGGTTATGATATACCCTACACAATCAATCGTATTACCCGTGTGCTTAGTAAAGATGACAACCGCAAGTGGTGCTTGTTCGGACAACAGCCCAAAAAGCGCACATTTGAACGCTTTGGTAAAGAAAGCAATACATTTGATCTAGTAGGGCGTGTACACTTGGACTATATGCAACTGTATCGCAAATACACCTATGAAGAACGTCATAGTTACACACTGGATGCTATTGGTGAACATGAACTTGATGAACGCAAAGTTGCTTATGAAGGCACACTCGATCAGTTATACAATCAGGACTTTGAAAAATTTATTGATTATAACAGGCAAGATACTGCACTGCTAAACAAACTGGATAAGAAACTACGTTTTATTGATCTAAGTAACATTCTTGCACATGAGAACACTGTGCTACTAATGACTACCATGGGTGCTGTTGCACTAACAGAGCAAGCAATTATTAATGATGCACACAGTCGTGGTATGGTTGTTCCTAATCGCAAAAGCAGGGACGATGGTCCAAAGATAGTAGCAGCGGGTGCATATGTTGCGTATCCTAAAAAAGGACTACATGATTGGATTGGTGCTATTGATATTAACAGCCTGTATCCTAGTGTGATTCGCGCACTTAACATGGGTCCAGAAACTGTGGTAGGGCAACTGCGCCAGACAATGACTGAACACATGTTGCGTGAAAAGACTGCAAGTGGTACAAGTTTTGCACAGGCTTGGGAAAATGAGTTTGGAAGTAGAGAGTATCGTGCAGTTATGGCAATGGAGCGTGGCACAGAGATTACTATTGACTGGGAGAACGGTGACGAAGATACGCTGAGTGCATATGATGTATGGCGTTTAATGTTTGATAGTAATCAGCCCTGGACGCTAAGTGCTAATGGCACTATCTTTACATATGAACGCAAGGGAGTTATTCCTGCATTACTTGAACGCTGGTATGCAGAACGCAAAGTTATGCAGAAAGAACTAAAGAAAGCCAAGGATGAAGGCGGTGATGTTGAGTATTGGGATAAACGACAACTTGTTAAAAAGATTAACTTGAACAGTTTGTATGGTGCTATCCTAAATCCTGGTTGTAGATTCTATGATTTCCGTATAGGACAAAGCACTACACTAACAGGTCGCTGTATCACAAAACGCATGGCTGAAACTGTAAATGGATTGCTAACAGGCAATGAAGATTACACAGGCGATGCCATTGTATATGGCGATACAGATAGTGTGTACTTTAGTGCATGGCCCATGATGCAGGAAGAAGTAGAAGCAGGTCGGCAAGAGTGGACAAAAGAGATTGTTACACAACTCTATGATGGTATTGCAGATCAAGTCAATGAGGAGTTTCCTGTGTTTATGGAACGTGCTTTTCATTGTCCGCGTGAAAATGGTGAGATTATTAGAGGCGGCAGAGAAATTGTTGCAACTAAAGGGTTGTACATTACTAAGAAGCGTTATGCAGCACTGATCTATGATTTAGAAGGTTTCCGTTTGGATACAGATGGCAAGCCAGGCAAAGTAAAAGCAATGGGCTTGGATCTCAAACGTAGTGATACTCCTAAGGTTATGCAGGATTTTCTAAGTGAACTACTGCTGGATGTGCTTACTGGTTGTCAGCGCGAAGAAATTATTGAAAAGGTAAAAGAGTTTAAGAATACATTTCATGAGCGTCCAGGTTGGGAAAAAGGCACACCCAAGCGTGTTAACAACTTGACCAAGTACAGTGCAGAAGAAAAGCGACTAGGCAAAGCAAACATGCCAGGGCACGTTAGAGCGGCAATGAACTGGAACAACATGCGTAAGATGAATGGCGACAAGTACAGCCAAGAGATTATGGATGGAGCAAAAACTATTGTATGCAAACTAAAAAGCAATCCTCTGGGTTGGACTAGTATTGGTTATCCAACAGACGAGACACATTTGCCACAGTGGTTCAAGGAACTTCCCTTTGATAACGGACTAATGGAAGCAACTATTGTAGATCAAAAAATTGATAACTTATTAAGTGTACTGGACTGGGACTTAAAAGGCGCAACACAAACTGCTAACACGTTTGATGATTTATTTTCATTTGAGTAATATACGCATATAAATACAGTAGAGGTAAAGTCAATGAAACTTGTAGATAAATTAATCTTGTTCACAAAATTTTTAAAGAACAATGGTGGCAAGTTTAACATGCGCGAAGAGATTAGACCTAGAAAAGACTATTGGAAAGAACAAGCAGAGTTATGGAAAGATAAATCTCTACACCAAGAAATTGACCATGCCCAAGCACAAATAGTTTATTGGGCAGAAAACTACAATGTAGCCCTTGATAAAATTAATGCTAAAACAAGAGAACTACTAAGAGAACAGGAACTTGTAGTATTAAAGCGCGACTATGATAAGTTTGCACTTAGCGAACCCACGTTGGAGACAATGGAGGAAAGAGCAAGTCATTATGCCCCTGAGTTTTTAACAGAAATATCAAAAGATATAGGCAAATACAATGAATGGCAATATGCTGGTGTGGAACTTAATCCAAGTATTGGTAAGTTTACAAGAGTAATGCTTGGCTGTGATATTTTATATGCGTATACAGGCAATGTTATTGATGAAGATAGCATTGCGTCTAAGTTTAATCCGTTTTATATTGAAAAACGTTTGATGTACTATAATAACCTAGGTGATCTTCCTCAGGGACAAATTGGTTTAGCAGTAAGCATTGGTTGTTATGAGTTTTGGCCCATGGATCCTATTAAAGATGAAATGCAAAAAGTATTTGAACTACTACGTCCAGGTGGGATTTTTATCTTTACTTACAATGATTGTGAGCATGAACACGGATTAGACTTGTGTGGTAATGATTATCGCGCATACCAAACACGAGAACTAATGGGCAAAATGGCACAAAGCATGGGTTTTGATATAGAAAAAGAATGTGCGTGTAATGATAATGCACATAGTTGGATGATAGTTAAAAAACCTGGTAAGCGCAGCACACAAAAAACTGACACACCGCGTATTAGAATTGTACGCGAACAGCAATAATTTATATTGACATTCCCCCAAAACCTAAATATAATACTACTATTATTATAAACATAAGGACATTTCGATGAAAGATTATCTACTCGACATAGTCAAGCATACACATTCGCTTGGCTTCATTAGTCTTGTTAAAGTAACAGGCACAGACAAAACCACAACATTTGAAGGACTTGCAGAAGACCGTAGTGTTATTCTACAAGCCACAACTAAGACACCAGTAGCAGACTTTATGGGAACATTTGGTATGCCTAACTTGGACAAACTTGGTGTTATCCTGCGTATTCCAGAGTATGCAGAGGACGCTAAAATAAGCATCAATAAACAAGATCGTAATGGTGAAAGTGTACCAGTTGGTATTGCATTTGAAAATGCTGGTGGTGACTTTAAAAACGATTATCGCTTTATGGCAAGTGAGATCATTAACGAAAAACTTAAAACAGTAAAGATGCGTGATGTAAACTGGGGTATTGAATTTCAGCCTACAGTAGCAAGCATTCAGCGTTTCAAGTTTATGATCAGTGCTAACAGTGAAGAAACTACATTTATTGCTAAGACAGAAGATGGCAACCTTAAGTTTTACTTTGGTGATCATAGCACACATGCTGGTAACTTTGTATTCCAACATGACGTTGCAGGTGAGGCAACACGCGGATGGGCATGGCCCGTTGAACAAGTAAGTAAGATTCTAAGTCTTGGTGGTGATACAACTTTCAAGTTTAGTGACGATGGTGTTGCTGAGATTGTTGTTGACAGTGGACTTGCAGAGTATCGTTACTTGTTACCAGCACAGAGTAAATAATGGCTGACTTCTTTCGTCCAAGCTCTTATGCAGTAATGGTAAGTCCAGATCTAAAACATGCCTGGATTAACATACCAAAAAATGCAAGTAGTTTTGTACAAAAGGTATTAGATGTCAATGGCTGGACAATGTGTCATACAGATGATCTAGTAGATGGTATTCTCACGGCACATACTATTAAAAAAATAGTTGTGCTGAGAGATCCTATAGAAAGATGGATCAGCGGATTTGCACAGTGTATGAGTGACAATTCACACATGGGCGGTGCTGAGTTTGACACGCCAAACAAAGATATATTAGAATTGCTTGACAATGATGCATTTTGGCACACTATAAGACTAAATCCTGTGTTTGACAATCACACAGAATATCAACACAGATTTATTGGCGCTGCACAAAATGTGTCATATATCAATATACAGTCTAGAAACATAGACAATGCAATCTCAGATCCCAATAGATTTTACAGACATTTAACTGAATATATTAGAAGCACTGGAGGCACAAGTGAATTCCAGCACTGGCAAGAGCCCACAAACCCTGCAGAAAATTCAACAGATAAAATTGCAATTTACAATAAACTTCGTGCTATAATAAAAGAAAACAAAGATTACTACGACATTTTAAAAAATGCACATTCACAAGATTTTGAATTATATAACACATTACAAAAGTTTAAAACATGACATTACCAACTAATCTAACCGAACTACAAAGTGACTATGCAGTATTCCTGCCAGCACTTAGTACATTCTATGCACTATTTGTAGGCAGACAGCGCAGAGGATTACTAGAACATGACGAAACTCTCAAGGGCAGTGGCAAGCCATATGTGGATCCTACTAGAATTCCGCAAGGACTGCAACATGGAGTAGAAAGTTTAAACTGGCTTGCACCAGAAGGTCTGTGGCAGTATAAATGGAGTTTGCACAGTGCAGGACATGCTAGTTTGGATCTTGAAAAAGACCAGTACAGAGAAGATATGTATCGTGTACGCAACAGAGAAACAAGTTGGTTATTAGGCGACAGTGGTGGGTATCAGATTGGTAAAGGTGTATGGGAAGGCGATTGGAAAGATCCTAATTGTCCCATGGCACAAAAGAAACGTGATGGTGTTCTTCGTTGGATGGATGCTTACATGGATTACGGAATGATACTTGATATACCAGCATGGGTTGCACGGTCTCCAGAGGGCGCAAAAGCAAGTGGCGTTAGTACATATGAAGAAGCAGTAGCAGCAACAAATATCAATAATGAATATTGGATGAAGCATAGAACAGGTGCTTGTAAGTTCTTAAACGTACTGCAAGGTGAAAACTTTGCACAAGCAGATGACTGGTATGACCAAATGAAAGGCTACTGTGATCCAGTTCTGTATCCAGACAATCACTTTAATGGCTGGGCCATGGGCGGTCAGTATTGTGCAGACATTCATCTTTCACTTAAACGTGTGTGTACAATGATGCGTGATGGTCTACTTGAACAGGGCAAGCATGATGTAATGCACTTCCTTGGTACAAGTAAACTTGAATGGGCAATGGTGCTTACTGCTATACAACGCGGTGTTCGTAAAGCACACAATCCCGACTTTACAATAACATTTGATTGTGCAAGTCCTTTCCTTGCTGTTAGTAATGGCACACAGTACAGTGGTTATCGTTTAGAGCATGAGGGAAAGTGGAGTTATTTAATGGAGCCTGCTCCAGACAATCGTGCGCTACATGCAGACACTACTCCCTATGATGATTACTGTCACAAGTTGTATGAAAACTGGATGCCAAGTCCACTTTCAGAAATGATGACTGTAAAAGATATTTGTACCTATAGTCCAACTTGTAAAAACAAAGTAGGCGAAATAAGCAAAACAAGTTGGGACAGTTTTAGTTACATGTTGCTAATGAATCATAGTTGTTATCAGCACCTGCGCAGTGTACAAGAAGGTAATCGTGTATTTGATGAAGGTATATATCCTTGGCAACTAGCAGACAATAGATTTACTGAGACACTGGTAAAGGATGTTATTGCAGAAATATTTGCATTGGATAGTTATGATGCACAGATAAACATGATTAACCAATATGAAAAACTATGGATGAGAGTTACTGGTACACGAGGGTATGTAGGTAAAAAGACTGTCAACAGTAGCACACAGTTCTTTAGTTTGTTTGAAGAAGTAGGTTGACACATCCAGCGAATGTGTTATTATTAGTATATTATCCGTTAACAACATATGAGGTAGCAAGATGGCTACAACTAAAGAAAAAGAAAAATTAATCGAGGCTTTCAAAGGCCCTCACTTTTATCGTATCCGTCTCTGGGGTTATGGTGCAGAAACTAGTTACATGAAAATTAGTAAACAAGCATATGACTTCTGGAAAGCACATGGCGAAGAACATGGCGACAGTGATGTTGTGAATTATATTATCAATGCTGAAGATATTCATGCAGATGATATTGCACAGCAAGAAGATTATGATGATATAGATCCTGCAACTATTCCTCGAGAAGCACTGTTTATGCACGATCCAGAAGATGGTGTTGGTAGCACTTACTATGAGCCACTAGATCAGTTTGAAGCAACATATAGCATTGCACAGGATGCTGCATATCTTACTGTAGAAAAAGTCAGCAGTGAAGAATACAATGCAGATGTCTTGGAAGAAACTATCGAACACGAAGACCTAAATGAATTTCTATCTCGTGTTGGAGAAGAAAGCGATTGGGAATATGATGGGTATGTTGAAGGTCACGAATATGGTAATGTGTATCCAGAAAAAGGACAACACATTTGTCAATTTCAAAGCCACGAGAAAGGAACTTTCTTTGAGTCTATCATAGAAACTGCTTTACCTTTTAATCAAAATCTGTTAAAATTTGCTACAGAGGAAGCACCCGACGGTGAGGATCTCGTATACGGTGTAGAGTATGATGGTGTTGACGTAGACAATTATGGTGGCGATACCAACGGCAAAGGCTACTATGCACACTTTTGGAAACAGGAACATTAAGAATGGCAGAAATGGATAATATGATGTTGGATGCAATGCGTGAAGATGCAATGCGTCAGCAACTACACAAAAGCAAGCGTATGATCTGGGTTACGTTTCAGAAAGAGGGTATTCACAAGTATCCTGCTGCACTGGATGATCCCAAACTAGCAACAGGCGATTGGGATGATGTGTCATTTTTAGGATACCCACATCGCCACATGTTTCACTTCCGTGTAAGCATTGAAGTATTCCATGATGATCGTGAAGTAGAGTTCATACAATTTAGTCGTTGGCTGCAACGATTGTTTAGTGAAAACGTAATGACACTGGACTATAAGTCTTGTGAAATGATTGCAGACGACATGTTTTTAGAGATCCGTAAGAAGTACGGATCAAACAGAGAAGTTCACATTGAAGTGAGCGAAGATGGTGAGAACGGTTGTGTTGTCACCTTTCCAAAAGCCTAAGGGAGAACTATTGTGGCTGGAAAACCAATGAGTAATGAAATTATTAAAGTATTTAATGACCTAGATGACTATTTGCGTTTCTGCAAAGAGTTCGGTTGGGCATATGATGAAGCAGATTTATATAGGGAAGATGCTCCGGGCTATGCAGAGTATCTACGTTTTAAGAATGGTACTCGTATTCCTAAAAACTGGATGCGTGATGCAAAGTTTAGATTAAGCCAGTATAATGATAATAACTTTAAAAGCGGCGGAAAGTTCCAAAGCGGTCGGAGAAATTAATAATGCGTAAACTTTTCTATATGGGACTTGAGCCCTATGAAGGACGTTACACACTTCAGTTGCAAGACTGGAGTGAACGTGCTTTCAGAAAACGTGGTATAGATTATGTTGTTGTACCAGGCACAACTATTGACAATACTAAAAGTATTAGTGTAGGACAAGTGCTTGATGCACATGGACGCAGTTATTTTGGTATGAGTCAACTTATGAATCTTGTGCAGATGATGCGCAATGGTGAATGTACAGGTGAAGATGCAGTGTTCTTTGAGGACATGTTTCAACCTGGTATTGAAAGTTTGCCATATATTATGTGTCAGATTCCAGAGGAACAACGCCCTACAATATACTTGCGTTGTTTAGCACAAGCAGTAGATCCAGATGACTTTGTGCATGTATGGGGTATGAGCAAGTGGATGAGTTTGTATGAACAGATGTGCAACGAGATTCCAAATGTACACATCCTAGCAACCAATGAAGAAATGGTTGCACACATGCGTATTGCAAACTGGAGTGCTCCTATCTATAATATTAGCGGTCTTAGTTTTGGCAAAGAAGAAGTGCAAGAGCGTGTTGATAACAACATTAAACCATTTAGTGAACGTGCAGAGCGTGTAGTATTTGCTGCACGATTTGACCAAGAGAAACAGCCTAATTTCTTTATGGATGTTGCTACCATGGTAAGACAGGTACGTCCTAACTGTGAATTTGCAGTACTAAGTGGCGGACCACTACGCAGTAATAATGCTGTGTATTTGGAACGTGCAGAACGTTTACAATACACAGGCGATCTTGTAGTATACAAAGACTTGCAAAAGAATGATTACTACAACATTGTTAATGACAGTAGAGTATTGTTTAACTGTGCGCTACAGGATTGGGTTAGTAACACTGTAAGTGAAGCAGATGCACTAGGTTGTAATGTTGTGTATCCTGCGTATCGTAGTTTCCCGGAAACTTTTGCTAACGATCATACTAGGCTTTATACACCATGGAGCATTGAAAGTGCTGTGGATATGATCATTGCACACTTGGATAATCCAAGTCCGCGCATGGGTAAGATAAGCGACTGGACTGATGGAACAATTGATCGCATGCTTGATATTATGCAGGGCAATGGCGAACAGTGGTTGCGTAGCGGCAATAGGTATCGTGACCATGTAGCAGAAAGCAAGTACTAATGAGAGTATTAGTAACAGGCGCAAGCGGGTATATCGGTGGTCAAGTATGTAAACTGCTTACACAGCAAGGACATCAGGTTATTGCAAATGATCACAGTGTTCCAAAACACAACTACTATCATCAAAAGGAAATAAACTCCTACGCACGAATACCTGTTGGCATGTTACGAGGCATTGATGCTGTTGTTCATGCGGCAGCAACAAGTCTAGTTGGACCAAGTGTAATGAATCCCGACTTATATTATCAAAACAATGTTGGTAATACATTGGACTTGTTAACCAACTGTGTTGAGGCAGACATGCGTACATTTGTATTTGCAAGCAGTGCAGGAGTTTATGGTGAACCAAGTGAGGATGTGTGCCATGAAAACATGTATGCACAGCCTTGTTCGCCATATGGCTGGAGCAAGAAGATGATAGAAATTGTATTGCAGGACTACTATACTGCATATAATTTAAACAGTGTTAGTTTACGTTTCTTTAATGTTGCTGGTGCAGACTCAGACTGTGAGATGGGACAAGAACCAGATGCTACACACATCATTGCAAAAGCAATTGAACTTACCATGGCTGGCAAAGACTTTACACTATTTGGCAAAGAGTTCGACACTGATGATGGTACATGTGTGCGTGATTATGTACATGTCGAGGACGTTGCGCAGGGTATACTAAATAGTATTGAACTGCTAGGTACAACTAGTGGTGCCCATACATTCAACCTAGGTGGCGAAAGAGGCTACAGTAATCTTGAAATTGTGGATAGTATCAATCGCGTAACACCACTTACAGTAAATTTAAAATACGGAGATCCTCGTGCAGGTGATCCAAGCACATTAATCGCAGATACACACGCAGCAAATACAATCCTAGGTTGGAAACCCAAACACGATTTAGACAGTATTATCAGTACTGCATACAAATGGTATAATAAATGAACATAGCATTTATAGGATGCGGCAAACTAGGTATGCCCTGTGCTGAGGAACTTGCTAAGGTAGGACATAAAGTTACAGGTTATGATGTTGCAAAAGTAAAAAGCAATTTTGTAGAAATAATGCCCACTATAGAAACTACAGTAAAGGACGCACAAATTGTATTTGTTGCTGTCCCTACTCCACATGATTCTGCGTATGATGGAAGATCACCTACTGCACACCTGGATCCAAAAGATTTTAGTTACAATATTGTAAAGGATGTGCTAATAGAGGCAAATGCTTGTATGTATCCATCACAAATGCTTGTGCTTATTAGCACAGTGTTACCCGGCACAGTGCGCAGAGAGTTAGAACCACTTGTTACATGTACCCGTTTTGTATACAATCCATATTTGATTGCCATGGGCAGTGTTGCATGGGACTTTAGAAATCCTGAAATGGTTATGATCGGCACTAAAGATGGTAGTGATACAGGTGATGCACGAGAACTAATCGACCTATACAAAACTGTTATTGAGAATGATCCCCGGTATGTAGTTGGTACCTGGGACGAGTGCGAGTGTATCAAAGTGTTTTATAACACGTTTATTAGTACAAAGATTACACTAGCAAACATGATACAGGATGTCGCAATCAAGCAGGGCAATATCAATGTTGACGTGGTTACTACGGCACTGGCGGAGTCAACTAAACGGATCATGGGACCACAGTATATGACTGCTGGGATGGGTGATGGCGGTGCTTGCCATCCGCGTGACAATATTGCCCTGCGTTTCATGGCACAGGAACTAGATTTAGGTTATGACATTTTCGATGCTATTATGAATGCTCGTGAAATACAGGCTAAGAACCTAGCAGAATTTTTAGTAGCACAAGCAAAACAGCACGACCTTCCTGTGCTTATTCACGGTGTTGCATACAAGCCGGATGTGCCATACAAAGATGGCAGTTATAGTTTGCTTGTTGCACATTACTGTGAAGAGATGGGTTATTATCCTATACTAGTAGATCCACTTACACATCCCCAACGTGGCCCATTCAAAGCAGTAGCATTATTAGGACATAGTGCAGAGACTACATACAAATATACTAGACAAAACTATGAAGATACACTATACTGCTATCTAAGTGACGGCAGTGTAGTTGTTGATCCTTGGAGAAAATTTAAAGATGACAGATATACAGTCATCCATTACGGAAACACACGAACGTTGGCATAAAGGTCACATTGAACCTTTTTGGAGTAAAGTAAGTTATACACAACTAAACTACGCTCTTGAAAGTTTTAATAACCCTAGTGACATGATGAAATGGAAGCGACAGGGTTATGTGCATCCTCAAAGTCATTACACTGGATTTTTATGTGACATGCGCAAGCCGCAACCCGCTTGGAATGATCAAATCATCAAATGGTTTGAGGATACTTACAGTGTGACAGATGTTGGTACCAGTTACTACCGCATGGGCACGGGTGTTATTCTTCCTACACACAAAGACACATATAAAAAATACAGAGAACTATTTAATGTTAGACTAATGGACTGTGTTCGTGTTGTTGTATTCTTAGAAGATTGGCGTAGTGGTCACATCAGCGAAGTAGATGGTGTTCCTATTACTGATTGGCGTGCAGGCGATTATGTCTTTTGGGAAAGCGACACACCGCACTTAGCAGCAAACATTGGATTAGACAAAAGATTCACCCTACAACTTACAGGTCACAGATGATAGACTATGATAAGTTTGATCTAAGCAGGCTGAAGTTGAAGTATCAACTGCACCCTAGTTATGGACTGATAAACATACCCAACTTTTTACCTGACGATATAACGCAACAATGTGCAGACGAACTAGACAGTCTGCCCTTAGATCAAGGCAAACATTTTACACGCAAAGGCAGTTGT